TTACTTGGTCGGGCTGACCACCTCGCCGACGCGGCGATAGACGCGCTTGGTAATTTCTTCCTTGGAGTGTCCAAGCAGCCGGCTGGCGTGGCTGATGTCCTCGATCTCCGACGCTGCTTTAGGTCGAATATCACGGAACTGAAACTGCCGAACTTTCGTGGCCAGGTCTGTGTTGCCATTGGCGGTCAGCTTCCGAGCGGCCATGTCACGCGCTTCGCTGAAGCGGTTCCTCAGCATTTCCCAGCTCATGCGCAGGCCTGAGTCGTTGGTGATGAGGCGTGAGTTGCGCACGCCCTGCAGCTTTCGCCGCTCAAGTAGCGCCTCGATGAACAGGCCAAGGCCGGTCAGCTCGCCATTGACGTGCCGACGAATACGTAACTTCTTGTCCGTCTTGTTCTGGTCGACCCACAGGTAATCTTCGTCGAGGTCTACAGTGCTGAATTTCAGGGTGTCGGCGGGGCGCTGGCCAGCCAGGTAAGCCAGATCCATGGCGTCCTTGAGGCCTTGGTCGCCTTCGGCATACACCGCGTCCCAGATTTCGTCGGCAGCGTAAAAGTCGCGCATCTTCTCCTTGTTTCGGCGCACTGCCAGGCATGGGTTGCGTTCGGCAAACCCCCACTCCAAGGCCATGGTAAAAACGTGCGACAGCAGGGCGATTTCCCGGTTTGCCCGGGTTTTGGCGCTGCGGGCATCCCGGTACTGGGCAATGACCGGTGGGCTGATGGCCTCGATCGGCGCATCAGCGAACGCCTTGCGCAAGCGCTCTAGCTCGTACTTGTTGTCCTTTTGCGTGCGTGGCGACTTGGCGGGGATGATGTCCCGCTCGTACCGGTCGAACAGTTCGCCCATGGTCGCCATCACTTTCGGCTTCGCCTTGTGTTCCAGGCGCGCCCATTCCAACTTGGCCTCCGCGAGGTCAGTCCCCAGCGGGACCTCCTGGCGCTTCCCGTCCGCATCCCTCCCGTCGTAGTAGTATCCAACCCACAGTTTCCCGCTTTTCAACTTGCGAACCCGCCGCAGCATTCTGGGCGGCAGGTCCTTGTTCGATGCCTTTCTGTTGCGCATCATTTACCCCACGCGCGATAAGTCCAGTGTCCAGGTTTCAGTTGTTGCATTCGTCGCGTTTGGCTTCACGCCGGCCATTTTCAGGCGGGCATAAACTCGCCCCACAACAGGCCGCCGTGCGCGGGTAAGCGTGTACTGCCAGCCGTTGTTGGCCAGCCAGGCGATTTGTTTGCTCGGGATCTGGTAGCCGGTGATGCGGATCACCTCTTCCTCGTCGAGAAACTCGCTTGTATGTTCCATGGGATGGTCTCCACGCCGCCGGTGGCGGCAGGTTGGTGGTCAGGCTGCTTTCTGTGAGTGCGCGGCGGCACGACGGCGGCAGAGTTGCACCTGAAGCCGGTAGGATCGGAAGCGGCGACCGTCACCCGATGCAAGCTCTGGAGCCAAGTTGGCCAAGTCCTCTTCCAGCATGCCGTAGTAATAAAGGTGCTCTCCGTCACCCATCCACTCAGGTTGGGCAGTCGCCCAGTCGCGCGCCTGAACGCACGGAAGGCAGGTTTTGAAGCTTTCCATCGATCCTTCCCAGCAGCCAGCCAGCAGCTGGTACCGCTGCCCAGGATCGATATGCCCGCGGCATTCACAGCAGGCGTGGCGCTTCCTGGCCACGGGTTCGGTCGTGGTCTGAAAATCAGACATGATTGCTCCTCGCCCGCGCATGTTGGTGGGCTTGAGTTGTAGGGTGATTGGTTCGGTTACAGCAGGTGGGCGCCGTCTTCGAGCAGCCCGTCGCGATCCTCGCGAAGGTTGTCGCGCTCCTTGGCCAGGCGCTGGATCTCACGGTGCAGGTACTGGGCAGTGGTCTCGCCGCCGCGCAGGCCGCTGGGCTTGGCGCCCTTCAGCACGGCCTCGAGCTCGTTCACGCTGAATTGCTCGATCATGGCGCCACCTGCTTGCGGTAGCCAGCGTCGTAAAGCGTCAAGCCCATTTTGATCTGACCTGGTGTCGGTGACACATGTCCGGCATCAAGACACATTTGACGCGCTGCACGCTGACGTTCCTCTGCTGCCCGTTGCTCAGGAGAGCTAAGAGGTCGGAATTCGTATTCACTAAGGTGCCCGCAGTTTTCTTCGCCACCCTCGCGGTAGCTGACCAGGAACAGTTGCGCGCCCATGGCGGTGATGATCACCTCTTGGAATCCAGGCCGAGCCCAGTCGTGCGTGGATCGCTTGTGCTTCATTTCTATCTTTTGGCCTATTGGCGGAAGGCCTTCGCCATCCCAGCGCGCTGGCCGCGGCGTGACGTACTGGATCTGACCCTGCGTGAAATTGTGCCGGTGATCGCCGGTACCGCCGCCATAGGGATAGGCCCGATCCTCGGCGCCGACCACAGCGTACTGGTCCATGTTGATCCACACCTCGGTGATGCCGTGGTGGGCGACCAGGCCGTGACCGTCCGCCCACTCTGGCGCCTTACTCCAATCGATCTTGCTCACAGCTCATACCTCTCATCAATCCAGCGCCCAGGCGCCAGAGCGGGTGTAGGTTCGGGTTGGGTTTCGTGCGGGGAGAGCTGGCGCTCGTTGCCGGCCTGCAGCTGGCTGTCGGGGATGCAGCTGATGCCGCCGCGAGCGCCGCCTTGATAAAGCCAGCAGGTTGCGCCGCGCTCATCGTCGTGGAAGACACTGACTCCATACGGCAGATCTCCCGCGCTGGCGCCGCTGGCCAGCAGCAGGAGGCAGAGGGCGAGGCGAGTCATGGCGTCACCCGCTTGAACTCGACGACCCAAACCCACGGATTGCCGGTCCATGATTCGTCGCCGTTTATGCTGCTCCAGAGGCACTCGAATAACTGCGCGGCGGTGATTGTCTCGTCTGCATCGGGTATGTGCCGAAGGAAGTTCATACCCTCTGCTTCGGCCTGGTCCTCGCTGATGTCCTGCAGCCGCTCGACGCGAACTGCTGTGATTTCCAGCAGGATGCGGCTGGCCCAGCGGGGCATGTGGATCGATGGGCGCCCTCGGCCCTGCGAGACCATTGCGCATCCTGTCTGCCGGACGCATCCATCTGCGGGGTACATGATTGGTTCGCCCTGGCTCAGGTCGCGCGGTGCGATCGAGTCGACCTGTGCATCTGCTGCCCAAGCCTCTCGTACCCACAGGCGATCACCTGGTCGGCCATACGGGCATTCCGGGTTGCGTTTTGTCGGATCGGGATGGCGAATGAACGGCTGGCCCTGGCCGTAGCTGCCGATGTCCCCCTTTGTACGGGGCTGGATCTTCACCGCCCGGCGTGTGACCGTCTTACGGCCCTCTAGGATGGCGCGCACCATCGGCGCACTGAACAGGATCGGGCGTTCCTTTGCTTGAGACATAGCTTCGCCTTGGCCGCCATATCGCGGCAGTGAATAGAGGGGAGAGGGGTTACAGCGAGAGGAGTACAAGTGTTCTCCTTGATAACTGGTGCAGTATAGCTACGAGGAAAGTCCTCGGGCTCACTGAGGAGTTATCAAGATGAAGACAGGAACCATCGTGATCGAGAATTTGAGATCGGTCATTGGGTTAATTACGGATCTCATTTGGCTATATGAGGCGATTCAGCATGTGGCAAATTCTTGCACCTAACCAATGCACCACAGGTACGGCCTTGCTGTTACCAATAGCCTTGTAGCGTGGGCCGTCCGGGCAATCACTGATGGGCTTGCCGCGATAGGGAATCAACGTGTAGTCGTCAGGAAAACCCTGAAGGCGTTCGCATTCACGGGGCGTGAGGCGTCGTACACTGCCTGGGTGGCTCACCACGTTCGGCCCTGTTGCCGAGTCTGTGCTGTCCACCTGCTTCCCGTAGCTACTCGTCAGCGTTTGTGCCACCTCCCTGCAGCTCACAATGGGCTGGCCGCGCCCGGTACCGTCCTCGCTGGCGTCGAAGCCTTCCGCCTTCAGCGTGTGCGTGATATCGCCTGTGATGCACACTGCAACCTGTCCGCCTGCGTTGGGATGGCTGGCGCCGTGGCCCATGGCTCGAAGTGTCGGGGCCAGGTGCCCGGCGTCGGCGCCGTGGTCCTTGCAACTGAACGCCAATACGGCATTTTCCTGGCCGCTGTTGCGACCCAGTGCGAATGCTCGGTCAGCGAGAGTGCAGGGGTCTTGCGTGCCGTGTATAACCAGCAAGCTCTCGCGGCTTTCGTGGTCGCCGTATGGGTTTGTCGTAAGCGGCGCTGCCACGACGAAGGTTTCGGTCTCTGCGTCCATTCGGGTCCCGCCCGGGTGAGCGCTGAGGGCTGTTGCGACTTCGGTTTGTTGGCAGTTGATACCGCCGCCGAACGTCTTTGGCCAGGCTGGCGGGGCAACTACGTGGCCACCTGTGGCTCCATCCGTTCCAGGGAAGCCACCCCCTTCAGTGCGTGCATCAAGGGTGCAGGCAACGTCTTGCCCCTGGCCTCGGCGCGGCGGAGTATCCCGGCGCACGCCTTCGCGCTCAAAAAGTACTTCGAGTGGATCGAATCCTGTTCGAGCACTTGCGACAACGAACACACGGCGGCGTCGTTGGGCCAGGCCGAAATATTGGGCATCCAGAACCCGCCATGCGACTGTTCGCGTGGGTCCATACACACAACCAGCGTCCTTCCATTTGCCCCCTGGCGGTTGGAGTTCTTCGGATTCGCCCACCAGGGCGCCGAGGAAGCAACCAAACGCGTTGCCTTTGTCGGATAGGACGCCGGGGACGTTTTCCCAGAGGCAGACAGCCTCGGGCTTGCCGAGCTTTGTTCGAACATGGTCAATTGCATCGAGGAGCTCCACGTACTTGATGGTGAGGGCGCCGCGGGGATCAGCCAGGCCTTCGCGCATGCCGGCCACGCTAAAGGCTTGGCAGGGTGTGCCGCCGACCAGCACCTCGGGCGCCTGTATCTTTACGGACAGCACCATTGCCGCCAGGCGGGTCATGTCGCCGTGGTTCGGCGTGTCCGGATAGTGGTGGGCCAGCACTGCGCTGGGGAATGGTTCGATCTCGGCGTACCAGGCGGCACGCCAGCCCAGCGAGTGCCAGGCTACGGTCGCAGCTTCAATGCCGCTGCAGACGCTTCCATAGGTGATGGGCATTGGTGATCCTCGCCGTGGCGGAGTGATTTTAGGAGGGACTGAGAAAAATGCTGCCGTTGCCTGCTTCCTTTGATGATCCCGTTTTAGTTATCCTTACAGAAACTGTGTTGGGATCTGAAATGGAATTTCTCGAAAGCTTTAAAATTGCTGCGGCTGAGTTAAATTATGAAAAGCCTCCTGTACTTACTCCTGTAACAGGGAGCGCTAAGGAAACTCCTTATTATTTTCACGTGGCAACTGATACTGATCCAACTGTTTTTATACCGAGTGCCGCAAGCGTCATCGTTACGCTGGTTGTGGGGGTAGCAGCGATAATGTTTCAACGCCGACAGGTGCGTGCGAACATTACGAATTTCCGGCATCAGTGGATGGTCGAGCTTAGGGGCTGTGCTGCGGAATATTTACAGGCAATTTATTCTGCTGCTTGGAGCTTGGTTCATATCCAAGGCTTCAAGGATACGCCAGAGTATATTGTTCTCCAGAATAAACTTGCGGTCTTGACCTTTAAGATTGAGCTTCTTCTCAGTCGGGATGATGCATCGACCGCCGAGATCTTCAAGTTAGATCAAGAGCTGTGTGATTCTGTCTATGATTTAAATTACGGCGATTCTTTGGACGTCGTCTTTGAAGGACTAGTTGAACTTCGCAAGCTGTTTAGAATCGAGTTAGAAGATGCTTGGATTGATGTCCAGATTGATCTTTCGGCTAGGAAAAGGAAAGTTAGGAAATCGGAGCTTTTTAATCGGCTTTCTTCTCTGATCCTGCAGATCTCCTCGGTTAGACAGTCTGGGCCTAAGAAATGATTGAGTTTCAGGCCTCAATTCGAGGCGTTTCTCGAATTCGTGTGCAAATGAAAGATCGGCATTTATTTACCTCTCCATGCATGCCCCGCCCTCCGTTGCCGGATGCGGCATGGTGGCAATTTGGTTTAAAGTTAACGTTTTGGGCTTCAGGGAACAAGTATGCGCGGAAAACTGTTAGACCACCTGGGGGTCGTCACTCGCGAAGGCGGCAGTGACGGTGAAAGCGATAGAATAAGCGTTACTATATTGAGGAAGTTAACGGAGGCGGAGGCAAAAACTTTCCAAGAGGCGATTGAGGATTTGTATTTCTTCACGTCAGGTGAAGACCTGTACAACTGTTATCAGGCAAATATGGAGGACCTTCTCAGGTCCGTCATTGGATTCGGTAAAGCATATCTTGATGATGGACGTATGGCCGATCAAATCCTTGATGATGCATCGTTCAATTTCTCGAGGCTAATGCTTAACTTGCTTGGAATGTTTAAATCTTTTCTGGATCACGGCGCTGCTGCATTGGCTAGGCGCTTCGGTTCCAATTCTGATCAGCTTGCTGCCTGGGAAAAGGCGCAAAGTATCGAGTATGACGGCGCCCGATCCTACAGGTTTTTCTATAATCTGAGGAACTATACACAACATGTAGGCATGCCACCCCTCCATTTTTCTCTGGATGACAGCTCAGATGCAGAGGGAGTCAGAATTAGTCTTGAGTTCTACAGGGATGAACTGCTTTCTAAATATAATAGATGGTCGAAACATGCTCGCGCTGACTTGGTCGCTGGAGAGGAAAAGATCTCTCTTCTACCAATGCTTGACGAGTGGAGCTGCAGTTTTCACAGGTTAGTCAGGATGATTCAGTCTATTCGTAGCGAGGCTGTGATGAAATCGGTCCAGACAATTCTAAACGCTCGTGCAGAATTTGTGCTCGGGCAAGATGGAGCAGTGGTACTCATGCCCGAGCCCATTCTAAGCGATGAAGGTAATCTAAACCTGGGACTTCGATATTTGCCGGAGCGCAAAGCATCTGAAATAGCAGACGGGAAGTTCTTGACCGCTCTGACAGGAGATAGTTAGGTCATTTGGGCAAGTCTGGCTCTACTAATCAAGGCTGCGTTCTGTGATGCGTTTCAAGCTGAAGCTCCATGTTGCGGTCAAACCAGCCAGCAAGCTACCAGCCACAGTCCACCGTCATCCATCCGTATGGCTGGGCATCGCGTGACTGGCTATTGTCGCTGCAGGCGCGCCCGAGGTGGTACGAAGGTGGGTGGACCAGCTACCGGCGCCTCACGGCTATATACCGGCAAGGTGGTGGAGGGGGGCGAAGGGTATGTCGTCGTCGAAGCGATCGCTGTCTGGCGGCGCTGCCTGCTGGCTCGGCGGCTGTCGCGCCTGGCGCTGTTGCTGAGGCTGCCTGTCAGGCGGATGCCCGGCTTGCTGGCCCTGCGGTCGGCTGCCCAGTAGCTGCATCGTGCCGTTGATGTCCACGATGATTTCCGTGGTGTAGCGTCTGATGCCGTCTTTCTCCCACTCGCGGGTTTGCAGCTTGCCCTCGATGTAGCATTGGGCGCCTTTGCGCAGGTACTCGCCAGCAATCTCGGCGACCTTTCCAAACAAAGACACGCGGTGCCACTCGGTGCGCTCCACCTTCTGGCCTGAGCGCTTGTCCAGCCATTGCTCGCTCGTTGCCAGGCTGAGGTTGGTAACCGCGTTGCCGTTGGGCAAGTACCGCACTTCCGGATCCTGGCCGCATGTGCCCACCAGGATGACCTTGTTAACCCCGCGGCTCATGACTGCGAGACCGCCGCTGCGATGATGGACAGAAGCACCAGCAGCGAGCCCCAGCGCGTCGCGCGCTCGCCGTTCGGTTGGGCCTTGACGACGGCAACCACAGGCAGGGTCTTGGCTTCGATAGCGCGCTCCAGGCTTTCCGCATAGCGAACTGCTTGTGGGTAGCTGGTGTTACGACCGTATACGCGGTTGTTGGCGGAAGAAACGACAGCCCAGCCTTTGCCGCTCTGCGTAACGAAGAAGCGTGACTTGCTACGGAAGGCCTCGGTGGCCGTGATGACTTCCTGGCGCAAAGCCTCGAGCTGGCCCTGTTTGTTTTGGATGGCTGCTTGCATTGGGGTGGTCCTCAGTTGGTCAGGCGTGAAGTTCCAGGCTTTCGGCCCGGCGAACGATTCGAACTTGGGCGGTGCGGCGCTCCGGCGCACGGCGGTCGCGGCGCATCGGATCGTTGTCGTTGATGACGGAGTGCATTGCGATGAGGCCTGCCAGCACGATGCAGAGCGGGCTGATGATCTGCTGGCGCATGGCCTTGGTGACCGCTTCGATGCGGCGCCCGGCCTCCAGCTTGAACAGCGCAGCCTCGATACGGTTGGCCACGGTGCCGGGGGTGACCGCCATCTGCCGCGCAATCTCTTTGGTGGTCAGGCCCTGGGCAACCCAGAGCAGTGCTTCCAGCTCACGAGGTGCCAGCGTCTTGCCGAGCTGGCCTGTCCATGAGCCGCAGGTGATCGTTTCCATGATTGTCCTCAGCAACCGCATTGGTCGGGCACCAGGCGCAGTGACCAAACTGGGCGTGAAAAGCCAGCCTGGTACCCGCCAATGCGGTCGTATGTGAAGGGAAGGGGATGCGGGCTGCATCGGAGATTGATCGGAACACCAGGGCGCTACTCCTGCTTGGTTCCCGCCGCGTTTCTGGTATTGGCCGTCTCGCATAAACCGGCTCAGGAGGTTCACGGGTCTTTGCGATCCTAGCGCTGCAGCTCGCTTGAGCACGTTCCGATCAATCTCCGATGCAGCCTGCGATGGGGAGCAGGGCATCGGGCCGTCTTTCCGGCTGTCATGCACCAGAGCCCGGCGGGCCGTGCAGTTGCGCATTACCGAGGATTGCGCAACCTGATGATCTCGCCTCGGTTGATTCGGTGATTTCCCGTCTGGCCCTGTCGCCAAGGCCAGGCAGTGAAATCTCCCGGCCTCGCTACTGGCGTCAGGCCGGGGTGTTGCTTCAGCGGTGATCCCTCTGCGCTAGGGTGGCGCCGCGTCTGCCGCTGCTGATTGCAGCTCTGCGGTTTGTCGTGGTTGCGGGCGTCGAGCTTCCTCCTCGCGACGTCAAACAGCATCTGTCCGCCGCGGATCACAGGTCCTTACAACATGCACGCTACAGCTCTGGGTGCCCTAGCTGATTGGGGCAGGGTGCATGAGGTCCGGCGCCCCTCAATGCCGAAGCTCGGGGCGCTAATTCAAAGATTCGTGTTGCCACTCCCGCTTACCGAGGTCGATACAGCCAATCCCAGGGAGCCGCGTGGCTTTGTGGATTCGCTAACGCCTTTCCCGGCAGGAGCTTGAACAAGTCGAGTTGTTAAAGAGCGGTGAGTGCTAACTGCCGCGCCGCCGTGGAAGCGAGCGCTTGAGGTAAATTTAGAAAACTAAACAAAAAGCGTCAAGCACTATTTTAGAAATCTAAACAGCGCAGGCGAGCTTCCCCCGCCCTTGTCAAGACTTCCAGCCTTGTAGGACTTCAGCTAATCTGCTGTCGTACCTGTATGGATGTACAGCAATAAGGAGGTCGCATGGCTAGGCAGAAGCAACAACCAGAACGATCAGGGATGTCCGGGCTAGAGCGCCTGGAGCTGAGGGTTTCCTCGATGATCAATCACCCCATTGCCCAACAGCAGCGGTGGGTGACAATTCACCGTCTTGATACCGATGGCGAGCGCGAGTGGGAAGAGCTGATGAGGGCGCTTTCAGAGACGGACGGTCTTGAAATGGCCTTCAGCGATGAGGACGAGTCGGTGACGCTCCAATGGGAAGCGCTATCAGATGATGACCCAAGAGCTGAGCACATCGAAGAGTTCACTGCGATGGAAGAGCCGGCACCCTTCTAAGACCGATTGGCCCGCAAGCGGGCCATGCTGACTGGACTTTGACTGGACTTATGCTTTCTTGGCATTCCAGATCAAGAGCACCTTGGCATGGATCGTCACATCGTCGATGCGAGCGGTCTGGTTCTCGTAATGGGGATTATCTGAGATCAGGCGAAAATGATCTTCGTCAAGGCGCATCATCCGCTTGATGTAGAGCTCCTGATGCCAAGTAATGACGTAGATGCCTTCTCCCACAAACTCATTGACCCCACGATCAACGATGACCAGATCCTTGTCGTTTATCGTTCCTTCCATGCTCTGGCCCCAGCCAGTGATCATGGCCAGGGCAGTAGGGGAGGTGTAGGTGACGCCTTTCTCTCGCAAGGTGTCCTCACGGACTACCAGGTTTCTGACCGCTTCGTTGTAATCCGCAGGGACCTGACCATGCCCCATCGCCGCCCTCACATCGTATTGAGGGATCAGAATCTCGTCCTGCTTTGGACGGAGATTGGAATACGCTGACGGCAGATACTCCTGGGTAGGAGTTGGGTTGTCGGCTTCGGCTGCAGCGGCCAGCATCACTTCGCGGGCCTTTTCGGACAGGTTTTTTCCTGCGCGCGATGCGAGCATCTGTGCAACTAGCTCGGCCGTGCTGGACGCAGGTGCTTCCGAATGTGCCGCTACGTCGCCTGGGCTCCCAGTCCCATCCGATAGCCACTGGGGCGAGCACTTGAGCGCTTTCGCGAGGGCGAGAAGATTTTTGCCCTTGGCACCGTTAGTTCCGTTGATCCAGAAGCTAACGGTCGCCTTGGACACGCCAGACAGTTTGCTGAGGTCGGTAGAGCTGATGTCCAGCTCTCTCATGCGCCGCACAACGCGATCTTTGAATTCCATATTTAGGATTCTAAACCTTAGCGAGTTTAGATAACTTGCCTTGTATTGTTAAGAACTCTAAACTCACCGAGAACATCGGAGAGCCATCAATGACCTTTGACGAAGCCCTGAACCATTTTCGAACCGGCCGCGCCATCGGTGACGCTCTCGGTGTGTCCGGTAGTCGTGTTTCCCAGTGCCGGGCAGCTGGAGGATTTTCCTATCCAATGCAATGCGTATTGGAGAAGGAGTCAGGAGGCGAGCTCGTCGCTCGGCGCCAGGATGTGCCCGGGACCGGTCCGCTAAAGCAGGCAGGTTGACTGAATACAGTCTGATGTATCGCACAGCGCGCCAGTAGATGGCTGAAACACCTGCGAATCCATCCAGTATTGAGATCGCAGACGAAAAAAAACCGCCTGGCAGGGCGGCTTTCTCTACAACATTTCAACGGGCTAAAGCATGACAAACATCGTCCCACTTGACAAGTCCAGGGGGTTCACCCGGATGGACAACCAGCTCATGGATGGCCTCTTGGCTATCGATCTTCCGGCACGAGAAATGAAGATCGTGCTGTACGTGGCCAAGGCCACCATCAACTTCGGGGCAGGCGCCCAGCGCATCCCAGCCACCGACATCGCCAAAGCCATCCATGCACACCCTGACACCGTATCCAAGGCTGTTTCCAGCCTGCTGCGTCGTCGCGTGCTGTTTCGTGACGGTGGCGCTCGTGGCGATATCGGCGTCAACGACCCGAAAGACTGGGTCTACGTAACTGATCCGAAACAGACCAAAACAGCCGATTCGGCTCAAGTGGTCCGAATCGGCTCGGAGTCGAAACAGACCAAAACCGCCGAGTCCCTTCTTTATTCTAAGAAACAAACCCCCTATGTATTTCTTCCTTCGGAAGAAGATACATGCCCCCCCAGCGAAGTGGACGAGCCGCCGGCGAAGGCTGACCGCAAGACCCCATTCGGGAAGGCCGCCATGCTGGCCGACAACCCCCACGGTCTGGATGAGTCGCTGATCGCTGATTACCTGGCTGTCCGCAAAGCCGCCAAGGCACCGGTTAGCGCTCGCATCTGGTCCGGCCTGAACGCCAAGCTCGAGCAGTGCAAGGCCTTCGGTATCCAGCCTGCCCAGGCCTTGGAGATCGCGGTGGAGAGCGGCTGGCGCGGCTTCGAGGTGGAATGGGTCACCAAGCGCGTTGTTAGCCAGACGCCTACCAAAGCCAATCCCAATAGCCGTCATCACGGCTTCAACGAGCGCGACTACACCGCTGGCCTTGCCCCGCGGGAGGACGGTACCTATGCGATCTGAATCGGTGATCACCATGTCCGAGGTGAAGAATGCCGCTGGCTTTCGTGTTCAGCCGGCTGAGTGCGAACAGCACGGCCCCTTCGAGCAGCGAGTGACCCTGTTGATGGGGCGCGAGATCGTCGGACGCTGCCCAGACTGCGAGAAGATCGCCATCGCCGAGCGCGAGGCCAAGCAGCTGGCTGAGGAAACGCGCCTGAAACGTGAGGCTATGACCCGCAAGCTCGGCTCGGCGCTCATCCCGAAGCGATTCGCCGACCGCACCTTGGCCAATTACCGGGTCGAGCACGAAGGCCAGCGCAAGGCCCTGGCCTACTGCACCCGGTACGTGGCGGCGTTCGACGAGATCCAGCGCACCGGGCGATGCCTGATGCTGTTGGGTCAGGTCGGTACCGGCAAGACCCATCTGGGCGCTGGCATGGCCAACGATTTGATGCGTAACACCTCGGCTACCGCCGTGTACCGCACGGTAGGCGCTGTCCTGCAGGCCATCCGGTCGACTTACGACCGCCACAGCGAGCAGTCCGAGGCCGACATCCTGTCCAGCCTGATCGAGCCGTCGCTGCTGGTGCTGGACGAAGTCGGCGTCAGCAAGGAGCAGCCGAGCGAATTCGAGCTGACAACCCTGTTTTCGATCATCAACGGGCGCTACGAGCAAATGCGCCCCACGGTCGTGATTTCCAACCTAGAAGCCAGCCAACTACGCCACGCCATGGGCGAGCGGTGTTACGACCGCCTGCGCGAGGGCGGCGGTGTGGTGGTGCCGTTCCAGTGGGAGTCTCACCGTGGCAGAGAGGAGTTCTGACCATGCGGCAAACCAAGCTGACCAGGGCTGCGCGCGGCCGGGAGTGTCAGGTGCGTATTCCGGAGGTGTGCAACGGCAACCCGGAAACCACCGTTCTCGCGCACTACCGCTTGGCTGGCACCTGCGGCGTCGGCAAGAAGCCGCACGACCTACAGGGCGCCTGGTGTTGCAGCGCATGCCATGACGCTTGCGACGGGCGCAGCAAGGCCGTAGATCGCGAAACAGCCCGGCAGTATCACGCCGAGGGCGTCATGCGCACCCAGGCGCTGCTGCTCAACGAGGGGGTGCTCATAGCATGAAGCCGGCAACCGTGTCTGGGTTCAGCCCCAAGAAGCCCCAGGCCAAGCGCGTAGATCGCGAGGGCAGCGAGCAGGCCACCCTGATGACCGAGATCAAGCTGCGCTATCCAGAGGTGTACGCGAGCCTTCATCACACCCCGAATGGTGGGCATCGCAGCTGGGCCGAAGCCAAACGGCTCAAGGCCCAAGGCACCAAGCCTGGCATTCCCGATCTGCAGCTGACGCTGGCCCGCGGCGGATATTTCGGCCTGTTCATCGAGTTCAAAGCCACCGTTGAACCGGCGCCTGTCTCGCCTGAGCAGTACGCCTGCATCGAGCGGCTGACCCGCGAGGGTTACCTGGCGGTCGTTTGCTACGGCCATTTCGACGCCATGGAGTGCTTGAGAGCCTACATGGCCCTGCCCAAAACCGAGGTAGTGCAATGACCAACACCGCTGCTGTGAAGATCAGCGATTCCGAGATCCGCCGCCAGGCTGCCGGGTCGGCAAGAGACCTGCGCAGCCTGGCCAGCAAAGGCCTGTATTTCCGTTTTCACCGGTCCCGCGATCGCGGTTCCTGGTACCTGGTCATCAAGGGGAAATGGCACCGGATCGGCTCATACCCAGAGCTGAGCGCCGCCAAGGTGGCCGCTGCGCTGCCGGATATCCGCCTGCGCCTGGAAGCGGGCGAGGGCTCTAGCCTTTCGAGCTGGGTGCTGACCGGCGAGCTGCTGACCTGGTTTGCTGAGCGCATGGCCCGGGACCGCAATCTTTCGGGCAAGCGCAAGAGCACCGCTGCATCGGCCATCAAGCAGCATTTGGTGCCGCGCCTCGGGCAAGTGCCGCTGGCCCAGATCGACAAGGCGCTGCTCGACCGGGAGCTGATGTGGCCGCTGCAAGAGACCCTGTCCATCGACTACGTGCGGTTGGTCTTCCAACTGCTGGCCCTGGCCTTCCGGCAAGCCTTCAAGCTGCGCTACATCAGCTCCAACCCCATGGCTGGTATCCGCTTCGGGGACTTCTCGAAGGCCAAGGTCACGGTCAAGCCATCGCGCCTGCGTGGCGTGCACCTTGAGGATCTGATGAGCCGCATGAAGGGCGCTCTGGCCAACCGGCCACAGCATGGCGTGCTGGCTCTGATGATGCTGTGCCACGGCACCCGGCTGGGCGAAACCCGCCTGGCCCGTTGGAGCCACATCAGCCTGGCCGAGCGTGAGTGGTACATCCCGGCCGAGCACACCAAGACCGGCGTGCAGCACCGTTTGCCCCTGACCGACCAAGTGCGGTTCCTGCTGATGGCCTATCGCGAGATCCAGCGCAATCAGGGCTATGACGGCGAGTTCGTTTTCCCAGGGCGCCAGGGCAAACCCATGAGCGAAGCCAATGCATCGGCAGTCTTCACGGTCATGGGGCAGGGTGAGTGGACAAGCCACGACCTGCGCAAGCTGGCCCGCACAGGCTGGGCTGATCTGGGCGTTGACCACCTGGTGGGTGAGCTGCTGATCAATCACGCCATGGGCCACAACGTGAAGGTGTACATCCAGTCCGACATCATGGCCCGCAAGCGTGAGGCGCTGGAGAAGTGGCATGCACACCTTGATCAGAAAGGTTTCGAGTCGGTTCACGGATTGACCGGGGATAGATCAACGGATTCAGGGATTCTCTCGCGGGCCGCTGAGCGTGCGGGCTTCGGGGCGCTTCCGGTATCCACCATAAGCGAGGATTCGAAATGAGCAAATGCAGCATGCCTGCCCAGGTCGTCCGTCTCGGTCATCACTGCGCCACGGGCCCGAAGGAGTTTGACCGGTCCCAGGTGTTCATGGTCTGCATCCAGAATTTCGATGACCACAGGCGTCTGAGCGTGACCATGCTGGGAGGACGCCGATTAGAGATCGACAGCCGCGAGTGCCCCTATGACCTAGACCGCGCTGTCGATTGGCTGATGGGTGAAGCGTGAGCAGGAACCACGGTCCATCGCTGCGCAAACAGCGGATCACGCTCAGCAAGTGTCCGGACTGCCTGGGCCGAGCAGTGCTAAAGGGGGTGTTTTATGAACTGCCCTGCGGCTTGTGCAACGCTTCAGGCTGGGTGTCGGCTATCACGGGCGAGGCTTTACCACTGGAAGAACTGGTAACGCAGTTGGGCCTGCGTGTGCACGAGCTGGAGCAGCAGGTTGATCGCCAGCGACCACCGCGCACTACGGGTCCATCTGATCAATACGAAACGAACAACCGTCGCGGCGCCGGCGGCACCAACTTCACCGGGGATTGATGACCATATGAAAAAACGAACCTATGTCGATAAGGCCCTGGGCGATACGGCTTACATGCTGGAGGAGTGGGGGTGGTGGCGTATGGATGGAATGGGGGTTCCTCAGTACGTTTGCCCTCTGTATGCACTTATGCGTGACAACGCTCCAGCCGAAGGTGGGGTGAAGCAGTACGTCATAACTGACGATCTAGCCTTGGCCGTGGATGGCGCCGTGTCCAGGCTTTGCAAGCGCAACCCACAAATGGGGGGATTCGTGTGGCTGTACTTCGGGGTAAAGTGGCCAGCACTGCGCGTTGGTCGTCATCATCAGATGAGTGAGGCAAAGGCCCGTGAGCTGATCAATACCGGCGTGGCCTGGATAGACTGCGCGCTTGAGCAATTGCGCGAAGCCGCATAAAAAGCTTTCCGCGCGGATAAACACCTGTTTTCATAGCAGCGTGTCCAGCTTGCAAACAACGCGATACAGAGCATCCCCGGCCATTACAGCCGGGGTTTTTCTGTCGCCTTCTGCTATTTTCAAGCCTTCTACCGAAAAAGCAGGTAACAGGCTATGCAGCGCGACTGGAAATATGTGCGTTTTGTTTTAGAGAAAGTGGCTGAGAGCCCAAGGCCATTCAGCAATGTCAGCCTTTCCGACCTGATTAGCGCTGCTAAGCAAGAGTTCAGCGACAGTGAGACAACCAGTTTCCAGATCCAAGCGACAGTGCTCCAGCTTTGGTACGCCGAGCACATCGAGGTGATTGACGCGGCCCTCAATCTTGAAGGGATGAGGAAGGGCATCATCAAGCACCTTACTTGGTCCGGTTACGATCTTCTCGAAGCTAGGCGCCATGCAGACTCAGGCTGGAGCGCACCTTGATATAGTCACCCGCTGAAAACCTATCTGAGCCCTGGCACCTGCCGGGGCTTTGTCATTTCTGGAGTACCGAATGCAAAGCGCCGACTATGTGCCGGGGGTATCCGGCTGGAAGATCCACGACGACATCCGGCTGGAACTCAATGATGGCAACCGCCGCATTCATGCCGAGGTGAAGATGATCACTACCGCCGGCCCTGGGCAGACCAATGATCAGGCGGCGCAAGCCATTCGGGACTCTGTTGCAGATCAGACCAGCCGCGTCACGGCCTGTGAGGGAACGGTCACCGCCCAGGGCGCTGCTGTGTCGGGCCTGTCCGACCTAGTGAACGACCAGGCCAGCACCCAGGCGCCCCATGATCCAGACGGCTACATCACGGGCGAGAAGCTCGCCCGCCAGGCGGCAGAGAATGCCCGCTGCCGCGCAGATAGTGACATGGCATTGGCTCAGCGGAACGGCTCAGTGCAGTGCGGCCTGGCTGCCGCAGCTGATGCCAGCGCCACCTGCACTTTGACATCCCGGAAGTACAGCGAAGGATCTGCTGAGGTGCACATCAAGCCAGAGGAAGCGGTGGAGTCTCTGCGCATGGGCAAGTTCGTCTTCCACGGCGAAACGGCCCGGCAGATCCGCGCGGCCCAGACTGTTCTGCATCAGGCCGGGGCTGGCCAGCTTGAGGTCGTGAAGCGCGTCGAAGATTCTGGCAGCCCATTCGTTGTTATCGATGGCCAGGTGTTCATCACCGACGCGACGGTTAAGAGCGCCGTGGTCGATCCTGACAAGTTCGAGGTCCGAATCGAGATCGACGATGAGGGCCACTGCTACGTTGCCGGTGTTGGGATAGGCAGGAACCCCGTCACCAGCAGTCTGAAGCTCGGCCCCTGCTTGGAACAGGATGTCCGCCGCTTGCTGCTAGATGAACTGATTAGCACCGGTTCTGAGAAGGCTATCAGCGAAAGGCTAGGAAAAATTGAACTTGAGCTTGTGGCTTGGAAAGGCCGTGAGGACGCCGCCAAGATCATAATTGAGCAGAGATTGGCGGCGCTGGAGTCAGTCGTTGGCTCGCTCAAACTCAGCTAAGGCATAGGCCTTAAGCTCGGCGATTGTCATCTGGTCAACGTTCTTCGGTGTGGCTGGGTAGTAGGTGGTCGAGCTTCCTGCTGGCAGCTGGATATCTGCAATCAAATTCCAATGGTCGCCAGCATGAAGGTTGGCGAGATTAAGGCTGTTGAGTTTGTATCTGCTCATCAAAGCTTCCTGTATTAGAGCTACTTCGCTGGTGGAACATCGATGGTAGCTCTAAGTCGCGCCCGCTTCTATGCGGGGATTTTTATTTATGGAGCACCCCATGGCCGAACCGAGTACCGGCGCCCTTGCAGTGACCGGCCTACTTGCCAGCGTCAGCCTGGGCGCTGCTTTCCCGCAGTTGGACCTGGCCACATTGGTCGGCTCCTTCGGCGGGGCTTTCTTCTACGTCGTATTCGCCAAGGACATGAGCACGTGGCGCCGGATTGGCTACCTGCTGACTGGCTGGATCGGTGGGTACTTCGGTGCTGCCGAATTGATGGGCTGGGCTTGGACCAAGACAGCCGGGTTCAGCGCCTTCGTGTGTGGCGCTCTATGCGTGATCACGTTCTCTGGCTTGATCGAGTGGATGCAGACCGGTCAGCCACCTCGGTGGTGGGCCTGGTTCTTCCGTCTCCGGGCCAGGAAGGAGGGTTGAATGGCTGCCGTTATCCAGGCCGCGCTGTGCGCCGTCATCTTCGTGATGATCGGACTGCGCTATCGGCCGTATCCCGATGCCCGCTACAAGCTGGGCGTCTCCCTCATGGCTTGGGCGGCATGTGCGGTCACCGGCATGCAGTGCGTCAGCCTCATTGGTCGCATATTGCTTCACGATGAGTTCGCCGACGTGTCCTGGTTCAACACTGCGTTTTACCTGCTGGCTGCCATGCTGGTGTGCCGGGCTAAGGGGAACGTGGCCAAGATCGTGCGGGTTGAATAATCCGCGCCACGAAATCGATATGCGCCGTTTCGTGGCGCGAGGTGAGCGAATGGCCCGAGTGACTGCAACGATCGTCTGCCGGCATCGCTGGTGGTTGAAGTACTACATGGCTGGCGTGCTGCTCGCGTGTCACCTCACCGGGCGTGATCCTCACGTTGGTCGTGTCATGCGGTGGATAGAACGCGGCATCGTAGTCAAGGTGCGTTGATGGCCAGGCTCAAGACGATCAGCCCTCGCCTACAGGAGGCCGCTATCACCAGGGTCAAGCTGGTAGACCCTAGCAGTTGGCGTAGTGGAATGACCAGCTCGCAGCGCGGGTACAACTACAAGTGGCAGAAGGCGAGAGAGCGATACCTCGAAGAAAACCCGCTCTGCGCTTACTGCGCGAAAATTGGGCGAACGACGGCCGCCAGCGTTGTTGACCATGTTGTACCGCACCGCGGTGACCGCGATCTGTTCTGGAATCGGGACAATTGGCAACCGCTCTGCAAGACCTGCCACGACACGGTCAAGCAGGCCGAGGAGGCTGCAGGCCTGGTCGGCTGACACTTCGCGGCTCGGCAAAATCCGGCGCAGAGATCAAGAAGCACGTCATTGGCGTGCCGCTAAAGGGGTAGGGGGGTCAAAAGCTCAGGGTTCTCACCTAGCTAGACCGCTCCCGACCCCACGTACAGATTTTTTTCCCCCACAGGATTTTTGTTAAATGGCTTTAACATCCCGCAAGCGCGCTTTCATCGCCGCGCTGAGGGAAGGTGCGTCCAATCGGGACGCTGCTGTGGCCGCTGGCTACTCCGAGCGCACAGCCTCTGCGGCGGGCTCTCGGCTGGTCAAGGACAAGGACGTGGCAGTCGAGTTAATGAAGCTACGTGCCTTGGGTCTGATGCCTCCAGATGTTAAAGGCGATGTTAAACCGGATGTTAAAGCCAGGCCCGCCGCCAAGGCTGCCAAAGAGGCTGAGCCGGGCCCGGAAGGGGCACCGGAATCCGAGCAGCAAGCAGAGCCGGAACCTGCCGGCTTTGACCTGGCCCAGGCGCTGCTCCACCGTGACCCGAAGGACTTCCTCCTCTCGGTGATGAACGACATGGGCACGGAAGCGAAGCTTCGCGTAGACGCCGCCAAGGCCCTGATGCCTTTCGTTCACCCGCGCAAAGGCGAGAGCGGTAAGAAGGACCAGGCCCAGGCCAACGCCGATAAGGCAGCTACCGGCAAGTTCGGTACTCGCCGCGGCCCGCTGCAGTCGGTGAAATGATGGATTGGTCAACCGCTTGCCCAGATTGGGAACAGCGCATCGTTGCCCGCCAGAGCCTGATTCCATTTGAGCCGCTGTTCCCGACCGAGGCTGAGGAAGCCTTGGATGTGTTCGGGGCGTTGCGCATGGTGGACGCCACTGGTAGTCCGTTGATGTGCGAGACCGTGCGTGACTGGGTCAATCAGTTCGTGGCCGCGATCTTCGGGGCCTACGACCCAGATTCAGGCCGGCGCCTGGTCAGCGAGTTCATGCTTCTGATCAGCAAGAAGAACGGCAAGTCGACCATCGCCGCCGGCATCATGCTCACCGCACTGATCCTCAACTGGCGGGCGTCGGGTGAGTTCATCATCTTGGCGCCGACCAAGGAGATCGCGGATAACTCCTACCTCCCGATCAGGGACATGGTGGGTGCTGACGAAGAGCTCAAGGCCTTGCTCAAGGTGCAGGATCACCTGCGCACCGTGACGCACCGTCAGACTAATGCCACCCTCAAGGTGGTTGCGGCGGACAGCGAGACCGTGTCGGGTAAGAAGGCCATCGGCGTCTTCATCGACGAGCTGTGGGTGTTCGGCAAACGCGCCAATGCTGAGGCGATGCTGAGAGAGGCCACCGGTGGCCTGGCATCCCGACCGGAGGGTTTCATCATCTGGGCCACCACCCAGTCCGACGCCCCGCCTGCTGGCGTGTTCCGGCAGAAGCTGATGTACGCCCGCAAGGTGCGCGACGGCGAGATCGTCGACAAGTCGTTCTTGCCGGTGCTGTATGAGTTTCCCAAGGCTATGCTGGACGCCGGCGAACACCGGGATTTCTCCAACGCGTACATCACCAACCCTAACCTTGGGCTGTCGGTCGACGAACCTTTCATCGAGCGTGGTTACGCACAGGCCCAGCTGGACGGCGAGGAGTCGTTCCGCGGCTTCTTGGCCAAGCACCTGAACGTCGAAATCGGCTTGGCGCTGCTTTCGGATCGCTGGGCGGGTGCTGATTTCTGGGAGACACAGACCTCCGAGCTATGCCGGACGTTGGAAGACCTGATTGAGCGCTGCGAAGTGGTCGATATCGGTGTCGATGGCGGGGGGCTGGATGACTTGCTTGGCTTTGCAGCACTCGGTCGAGAGCAGGGCACACGGCGTTGGCTGACCTGGACCCATGCCTGGGCCCACCCATCAGTACTGGAGCGGCGTAAAGCAGAAGCGCCGCGCATCCGCGACTTCGCGAAGGATGGGCACCTGACCCTGGTTGAACGCATCGGCGACGACATCGAGGCGGTGGCACAACTGGTGGCGCAGGTTGAGCAGGCCGGCCTGCTGGACAAGGTCGGGCTGGACCCGGCCGGCGTCGGGGCGATCCTCGACGCGCTGGAAGCTGTTGGGATTCCGCGCGAAAAGATCGATGGCATTTCCCAAGGCTGGCGTTTGGGCGGAGCCATCAAGACCGCCGAGCGCAAACTGGCCGAGGGCACGCTACTACACGGTGGCCAGCCGATGATGGCCTGGTGCTGCGGTAACGCCAAAGTCGAGCCCCGTGGCAACTCGATCCTCATTACTAAGCAGGCCAGCGGCTCGGCCAAGATCGACCCGCTGATGGCGCTATTCAACGCTGTGACGCTGATGGCCCTCAATCCCGAGGGCCAAGGCGGCATGGAAAACTTCATGGCCGGCATTCGGGATCCACTGATCGCATGAACGCATTTCACTACTTCATCATCTGCGCGGTGTGCGGATTCGGCCTAGCCTGCGCGGGCGTCTGGATGCTGGCGGGTACGGGCTGGTCTCTGCTCGCGGGCTCGGTCAGTCTGTTCAGCATTGCAGCGTTCATTCGCCGAGGGCTGAGCAGTGATTAAAACCCTCTCTCAAGCGCTCGGCACTGCAGCCGCCAAGCCATCGGCGAGCATGAGCAGTTGGCTGGGCAAAAGCATTCGATTGTCGGACGGCGGGTTCTGGAGCGCCTTCTTGGGCGCCCAGTCCAGTAGCGGTAAGTCAGTCACGGTCGACAAAGCCATGCGCCTGTCGGCGGTCTGGGCCTGCGTTCGCATCATCTCCACCTCGGTCGCAGGCTTGCCACTCAGCATCTACCGGCGCCTTCCGGACGGCGGGCGCGAGACGGCGCGAGACTTCCCGCTCTACGATGTGGTGCACAACAGCCCGAACGAGGACATGGCCGCTTTCCACTTCTGGCAGGCGGTTGTTGCTTCGATGCTGCTTTGGGGAAATGCCTACTGCGAGATCCACCGGTCCGGTGGAAGGGTCATCGCGCTGGATTTCTTGATGCCGTCGCGGGTGACTCCCGAGCCGGACGACGATGGCAGGCTGCGTTACTTCTTCCAGCCACGCAAGGGCGCCCGCCGGGAGATCGCCCAGGCCGACATGCTGCATATCCCAGCGTTCACCTTGGACGGGCGAATGGGCCTGTCGGCGATTCGTTACGGCGCCGATGTATTCGGCTCGGCCATGTCGGCCGACGATGCCGCCAATACCACCTTCAAGAACGGGATGATGCCCACCGTAGCCTTCTCGGTGGATAAGACGCTCAACCCTACGCAGCGTGCCGAGTTTCGAGACTACGTCAAGACGATCTCTGGCGCGCTTAATGCGGGTAAGAGCCCGGTGCTTGAGCAGGGCGTGAAGCCCGAGATGATCGGGATCAACCCGGCTGACGCCCAACTGCTCGAATCACGTGGGCACAGCATCGAGGAGATCTGCCGTTGGTTCGGCGTGCCGCCCTGGATGGTGATGAAGACCGACAAGGGCAGCAACTGGGGCACGGGCCTTGAGCAGCAGCAGATCGCATTTCTCACCTACTGCATCATGACCTACACCGCGCCGATCGAGCAGTGCGTCAACAAGCGCTGCATGACGGCAGTGGATCGGATCAAGCATTACTCGGAGTTTTCGCTGGAAGCCTTCCTGCGCGCGGACAGCGCTGGCCGCGCCGCCTACCTGAGCACCATGAGCCAAAACGGCTTGATGACTCGGAACGAGGGGCGGCACAAAGAGAACATGCCGAGCAAACCGGGCGGGGACATCCTGACGGTGCAATCGAACCTGGTGCCATTGGAGCAGCTGGGCAAACAGAACGACAGCCAAGCCGCGCGCAATGCGCTGATGAACTGGCTCAAGAGCGAATCCGAGGAATAACCCATGAAGCACAAGATCCAGTCTCGCGGCCTGCGCAGCGAGATGAGCCCGCGTGCGCTCGACAAATGGAACCCCGCCATCCAGGCGGCCGTGGAAAACACCTCGGAAACCATCACCATCTACGGCGTGATCGGTGAGGACTGGTACGGGGAGGGCGTGACCCTCAAGCGTATCGATGCGGCGCTGCGGGCCATTGGCGACCGTGAGGTGACGGTGTACATCAACTCGCCAGGCGGTGACATGTTCGAAGGAATTGCCATCTACAACCGCCTGCTCGAGCACAGCCAGAAGGTCACCACCAAGGTGCTGGGTATGGCAGCCAGCGCCGCGTCGATCATCTACCTGGCTGGCGCCGAGCGACAGGTCGCCAGCAGCGCCTTCCTGATGATCCACAACTGCTGGACCTTCCTCGCCGGCAACCGCCACTACCTGCGCGACGTGGCCGACGATATGGAGGAGTTCGACGCCGCCATGAGCGACCTCTACGCCGAGACCAGCGGCCAGACGCCAGAAAGCATGGCGGAGCTGATGGACGACGAGACGTTCATCCGCGGTAAGCGCGCCGTGGAGCTCGGGCTGGCCACCAGCATCCTCGCCCCGGGAGAGATCACCGAGCGGGAGACAGAGGAATCTGCCCAGGCCAACGCCCTGAAGGCCATGGATACAGCGCTCGCCAAAGCCGGGATGCCCCGGTCCGAGCGCCGCGAATTGTTCGCCAGTTTCAAGTCCAGTATGCCTCGCGCTGCTGGCGGGGGTACGCCTCGCGCTGCCCTGACCGACAAGCCGAACGCTGTCGCGCCAGACCTCTCCGCCTCACTGAGCGCGGCAATCAATCTCTTGAACTCTCTGAAAGGTAAATGACCGTGGACTATGAAGCCCAAGTCAAGGAAATCAACGCCACCCTCAAGGGCATTGGCGATCAGATCAAGGCCCAGGCCGAAGCCACCGAAAAGCAGATCAAGGCCTCCGGCGAAATGAACGCCGAAACCCGCACCAAGGTTGACGAGTTGCTGACCAAGCAAGGCGAAGTGTCGGCACGCTTGCAGGAAGCCGAGCAGAAGCTGGTCAACGCCAGCCGCGCGCCGGCAGACCGCCAGGAGCAGCAGCTCTCGGTTGGCGCTCTGGTCGTAGGCAGCGAAGAAATGAAGGGTCTGAGCTCGTCCTTCCGTGGCTCTCGTCGTGTGTCGGTACCGCGTGCCGCCATCACTACAGCCACCGGTGGCGCTCTGACCGCTGCGGATCGCCAGCCTGGCATCATCGCCCCGCCTCAGCGTCGTCTCACCATTCGCGACCTGGTGGCGCCAGGTACCACTGAAGCCAACTCCATCGAGTACGTGCGTGAAAGCGGCTTCACGAACAATGCAAAGCCTGTCGCTGAGACCCTGGCCAAGCCCTATTCGGACATCAAGTTCGAATTGGCCACGGCCAACGTGCGCACCATCGCGCACCTGTTCAAGGCCAGTCGCCAGATGCTCGACGATGCCCAGGCGCTGCAGAGCTACATCGACGCGCGCGCCCGTTACGGCCTGCTGATGGCCGAGGAGGCCCAACTGCTGTACGGCAACGGTACCGGTGCCAACCTGCAAGGCCTCATGACGGTTGCCCAGCTTTACGCGGCTCCCACCGGCGTGACTGTAACGGGCGAGCAGCGTATCGATCGCCTGCGCCTGGCACTGCTGCAGGCCGAACTGGCCGAGTTCCCCTCGGATGGCATCGTGCTCAACCCCATCGACTGGGCTGCGATCGAGCTCACTAAAGATGGCGAAGGCCGCTACATCATCGGTGAGCCCCAAGATGGCACCACTCCGCGCCTGTGGAATCGCCCGGTCGTCTCGACTCAGGCCATGACGCAGGATGACTTCCTCGTCGGCGCTTTCAAGCTGGGCGCACAAATCTTCGACCGTATGGAAATCGAAGTGCTGATCTCGACCGAGAACGCCGACGACTTCGAGAAGAACATGGCGACCATCCGCGCCGAGGAGCGCCTGGCCTTCGCTATCTACCGTGGCGAGGCGTTCGTTACCGGTCCGCTGACTGGCAGCGGTTCGTAAGACTTCCACATCAAAGGCGCCAGCAATGGCGCCATACAGGAGCGATCCTATGGCTAGCACCAAGAAACAGGACAAACCTGGCGCTGTCCCAGAGCAGGCGGTACCAGAACATGCTGATCCGGCATCGAACCCACCGCCCGGCGGCAGCGACATCAACGTTGCAGATGCGGCCAAAGGCGGCTTGATAACCGATGTACCCGGCGCTGCCTTGGGCGCCGACGCCGCGCAGGAACCGGGCAGCTCGACAGCCGAGCTGCCGGTAGTGCCGGTGCCGGTTGTCACCTCGGCCGAGGATGCTGCAGGTGTTGGCGCCTTGCTGAGCCAGCCGGGCCGGGCTGACGACGCGCTGCATGACGCTGCCGATGCGGCAGGGCTGGACAATTCCACCTCGAGCGCCTCGGTCGAGTTGAACCCGGCCCGGGTCAAGGTTTACCCGCTGCGCTCGTTCATGGATGAGGACGAGCTGCGCCGGCGCGGCGGTCCAAGCTACTTGGTACCTCGGCTTCACGCTGAGGACCTCGAGCAGCGCAACCTGGTATCGCGCACTCCACTGGAGGAGTGATCCATGTCGCTGATCAGCATGGTCCAGGCACGCGCCCACCTGCGTGATCCGGACGATGACGACGAATACCTGCAACTGCTGATCGACTCGGCCGAGCTCTCGGCAATGAACTACCTCAACCGCCAGGTTTACGTCGATGCGCAATCAATGGCAGAGGCGATACTGGCAGGCCTGGCCGGGGATAAGCCTATGCTCAGCAACGCGCCGGTCAAGGCGGCGTGCCTTCTAATCCTGGGGCACCTCTACGCCAACCGAGAAGACGTAGTGACGGGGACCATCGCCACTGAACTGCCTCGAGGCTCGCAGGCCTTGCTGACCCCGTACCGGGTGGGGTGGGGCATATGAGGGCCGGCCCGCTTCGCCATTTATTCGAAGTCACTTTCCGTCACGAGGAGCGCACCAAGTCCGGTGGGGCTGTCGTCACCTGGCTCCCTGCAGCTCGTCCAATGATGTGGGGTGAAGTGCGCACACCCTCTGGCCGGATCATCGCTGTAGCTGAAAAGCTCAAAGCGATAGTTACAGCCGAGATTATCAGCAGGCCTCGAGCTGACATGGTGGCAGGCGTAAGGCTCACCCGCCGCGGCGTCACCTATCAGGTCGAGGCTGTATTGCCAGACAACGAAAACACGCTGATGAGACTTCTTTGCTCATCGGTACCAAACCCATGAGGTGAACCATGAAAATTCAAGCATTGGGCCCGCTGACCGGTGCATCGGGCGAGCGCGAAAAGGGCGATATCTTCGAAGTGAAGAAGGAATACGGCGAAGGCCTGATCGCGCGCGGCTACGCGATCGAGATCAAGGAGGAGACGGTTTCGGATAAAACCGCCAAGGCCCAGGCCAAGGAGTAGGCCATGGCCCGCCGCTCGAAGATGCGCGGCGATATCCGCTTAAGGCGAACGCTGCGCAACATCCACAAGACCATGGACAACGAACTGGCGCCGGCCATGCGCCATGCGGCCGAGCGGGTGCTGGCCACCCAGCAACAGCTGATGCCCAAGGACACTGGCGCTGCCGCTGCAGCGCTGAAGATCTACGTCGCTCCCAGCGGCCTTGATGCGCAGATCGGGATCAGGGGCAAGCGCGACAACCGCAAGTTCTTCTACCTGCGCTTCATCGAGTACGGCACCAAGGGCTATATCGGGGGCAGACGTTCAGCCGGCCGCAAGCAGCGCGAAACGAACAAGAGCGATGGTGAGCACTTCTTCGGCAAGCACCCAGACATTCCGGCCCGGCCGGCGCACCCATGGCTTCGGCCCTCAATGGACGTCAACCGCGAGTATGTGATGGCCGATATCGAGGCGGCAGTACGCCGCACGCTGCGCAAGGCAAGCCAGGGGGTGGGCAATGGCTGATCCCTCGGTATCGCTGCAAGAGGCCATTTTTGCCAGGCTGCAGGCTGAGGTGAGCTGCCCAGTCTATGACGGTGCACCCATGGACGCCGACATGCCCTATGTGTCTATCGACCGCGAGGTCTCAGTCAACGTCAGCCCGATATCGGGCCGTAAGCGCGAACAGCGCCTGCTGTACCTGTCGGTCTGGTCTGACACGGTTGGCCAGGCAGAGGTGAAACGCATCAACGGGGAGGTCATTGCCGCCCTGGACGAGCGCCTGCTGCCGCTAAGCGTCGGCAGGGCTGTCTCTGTGCGCGTAATCCAGTCGGACGCCCAGCGTGACGCTGACGGGGTTACCTACCAGGGCTCGATCACAGTCCGCGTCATTACCACCCACTGATCCACCTACCGGCCGCACCGCGGCTTTATCCAATGTGCCTTTGGAGGAATACCCATGGCCGATGACAACCTGAACACCGCCGCGGGCTGCCGCTTCTGGCTTGGCGGCAAAACCGGCGCTGACACCCAGACCCAATACGAAGCCGATACCTATGTCGAGGTAGGCGAAATCGAAGACTTGGGCGAGTTCGGCGACACATTCAGTAGCGTGACTTTCACGTCGTTGAAGAACGGCCGCGTGCGTAAGTACAAGGGCACCGCTGATGCTGGTGACCTGACGCTGACCGTGGGGCTGGACAACGGCGATGCCGGCCAGAAGGCGGTGAAAGTCGCTCACAAGGACCGTAGCAAGGGCGACTACAATATCAAGATCACCCTCAACGATGGTGATCCCACCGCCACCCCAGTGCTCAGGCCGACCACCTTCTACATGCGCGGCAAGGTGATGAACAACACCGTTGCACCAGGTGCCGCCGACAACGTCGTGCGCCGCAACATCACCATCGGCATCAACTCCGATATCTTGGAGCTGCTACCTGCAGCCGCCTGAATAACCGGGGCCCAGCCCCGGCAACCAAGGACAGTGCTTTATGAACAAGACCCTCCACGGGACTTTGACCGTGAAACTGGGTGATGAGGAGTTCGTCCTCCAGCCAACGTTGAAAGCGGTGCGGGCTATTGAAAGCCGTTTTGGTGGCCTCCGCGGCGCCTCCCAAACCATTTCAGCCTTGAGCATTGATGGCTGCGCGATAATCCTGGCTGCTGGAGCCGGCCTGGAAGGCAAGGCTGCAGACGCTATGCCAGAGAAAGTGTGGCAAGCCGGCGTGCTGGGCGTTGCCAGCCAGCTCAATACTTACCTAGTCGCGCTTTACAATCCCCGCGGTGGTGATGAGGGAAAGGAGACAGCCGGGGAGGCGTGAGCGTTGTTGAGGATGGCAGCTACGTAGACCGGCTTTATGCAATCGCTACAGGGTGGCTTGGCTGGTCACCAGATGCAGCATGGCGCACGCCGCTTCCGGAGTTGTTCCTAGCCATGGATGCGCGCATCGAGTGGTCACAGATGACGAACCCCTTCGGCAAGGGTAAGGCTCAGCCAGGTAAGGACAAGCCAAGTGCATCCAGTGTGGCAGACAAGCTGCGGATGGCGCTGACCGGGAAAACAAGACATTGATCGTTCGTCCACAGCAAAAGATGGTGCTAAAGTTTCAAGCTTTTGGGTAAGGTGTTGAAGTGAGATTGAAGACTGCGGCCCTAATCGCCGTATTTCTGAGCGGGTGCTCAACCTCTCCGATGCCATCGTCTGAAGCCTCCAAAGTTCCCGATTCGAGGATCTTTGCATTCTCCGCAAAAGACCAAGCAAGACTGGTGGTGACCAGAGATTCAGGTTTTCTTGCTGGGGGATGCAATTACGAGCTCTACATCGATGGAAAACTGGCTGCTGAATTTGCCGCTGGAGAAACAGCTGAGTTTGGCCTGAAGCCGGGGCAACACGCCATTGGCATAGCGGGCGCTAGGCATTGCGCTGGTGCTGGCATCCTTGAGTCTGAGGTGACACTTAATCCAGGCGAGACCGTGAAGCGAAGGATGTTTACCAACTCGGCCGGCTTTCATTTAACACCAACAGGCTTCTAATCTCACAAACCCGCTCTGGCGGGTTTTTTTTCGGCCGGAGACAGTGATGGCGGATACAGACATCCAGGGGATGCTGGTTCGAATTGAGGCGACCACAGCTCAACTTCGCTCAGAAATCGCGAGAGCTGATTCGACGGTTGCCAGGGGCGCTACTGCAATTGACCGAAGCCTTGCTCGAATCGACGAGGGCTTTGACCGGGCAGGGGAAAGCGCTCAGCGCGCTGGGGCTCTGATCAAAAATGCTTTAGCTGTAGCGGTCGGCGCTGCATCAGTACGCTCCATTATCGATGTTGCCGACTCCTACTCACAAATGTCGGATCGAATGGGGCTGGCGACCTCAAGCGTCAACGAATACAACCTAGTGCAAGACAGGTTGCTAGACACAGCAAAGCGGACCTATCGGCCCTTGAGTGAAGCTCAAGAGCTTTACATCCGGACGGCAGACAGCCTCAAGTCCATGGGCTACAACACCAGCCAAGCGCTGGATGTAATGGACAGCTTCAGCTTCCTGCTCGTGACTAACTCAGCAAGCACTGATAAAGCGGCATCCTCCATTGATGCTTACTCCAAGGCGCTACAGACCGGAAAGGTTGAAGCTGACGGTTGGCAGTCGATCCTCGCGGCAATGCCAACAGTAGTAGACACGTTAGCTAAAGCGACTGGAAAAAGCGCAGAGGAAATTCGCTCTCTAGGAGCGGCTGGCAAGCTCAATTTGGACGTCCTCACAGACGGCCTGCGGAAGTCGGCACAGGCAAATGGTGAGCTAGCTGACAGCATGGGCGTAGCGGTGCGTGATGCGCTGCAGAATCTCAGCAATGCCTTCACGGTTTACATCGGCCGCTTGAACGAGACCACTGATGGAACTGGCGTCCTTGCCAAGGGTATCAGCGTAATCGGGGATAACTTCGATACCCTGGCGAATATTGCTGGGATCGTGGCGGTTGGAGCTTTGGCAGGGTATGCAAGGGGGTTAGCGGGAAGCGCGGCGGCCTCGATCGCTGCTACCAGAGCTGCCGTAGCCGATGCCATCGCGCGAAAGTCGCAGGCGACTGCCGTACTACTTGCAGCTCAGGCCGAACAGCAAAAAGCACAGACCGCTGTATTCCTGGCAGAGAAAGAAGCCATCGCAGCGCGCGGGACCGCTGTGCAAACTCAGTTGTCCCTCCAGCTTGCTGAAGCGCGGATGGTTGAGACGCGTGCTACCAACGCAGTCGCTGCGGCGCAGGCAGGCGTTAGCAGAGCGTCAGTAGGCGTGTTAGGTGTACTGGGTGGGCCCGCCGGCGTTGCTGCCCTGGCTATCGGGGCAGCGACAGCCTTCCTCACCCTTCGCGACAATACGAGTGTGCTTGAAGAGAAACTCGGCAACCTCAGCGACCCTATCGACAAGCTCATCGAACGCTTCAACAGGCTCAACCGTGCGACTCAGTCGGTGACCCTGCGCGAGCTCAAAGCTTCCATCGAAGATGCCGAGGGCGAGCTCAAGACCGCCTCGGGTTCCATTGCCTTCGAGTTTCAAAGCAGCCTGACGAACGCAGGCTTGGCTGGTGCGTCTGGATTCATGGGAGGCATAGCGCCGCTGCCAGCCGAGTTCCAGGCGGCCATGGATGTGGTCAAAAAGGCTTCCGCCGACCAAGCCGCTGGTATGAAAGTCGACTGGAAAGCGGTGGCCGATATCATCCGCGAAGTGCCAGGCGTAACGGCGGAAATGGCAGATGCTCTAGAGGAGAGCGGCGGCGCCGCCACTGATAAGGCCGACGCAATCCAGCGGCTGAAGCAGGCCATGGCCGAGCTCACGGGGGAGACGGACGAGAATACCCGCGCTGAGCGAGAGAATGCCGCCGCCCGCGCAGCTGCAACTCAGGCGTTCGACAAGTACATCGAGCAGCAGGGCAAGCTGCTGGCTGCGGCCCAGGACAAGACCTTCACAGCAGCCGCAAAGCGGCACATCAGCGAGCAAACTGACCTCACCGACGCGCAGAAAACGGCCATTCTGTCGATGGCTGCTGCACGTGATGCGCAAAAGCAAGCCGATGACGCTGCTGCCAAGGCAGGCCGTAAACAAGCGTCCGAGTCGGAAAAGGCCGCCAAGCAGCAGCTAAAAGACTTCGAGTCTTCGGAGGAGGGCTACAAGCGGCAGATCAAGTTGATCAACACCACTGGCGACAAGCAACAGGACGCCACTGAGGTTGCCAAGCTGTCGTTTGAGCTACAAGAGGGCAAGCTTGGCAACCTGTCGAAGGCTCAGCAAAGGCGGCTCCTGGAACTGGCTGCTGAGCTGGACGGGCTCAACAAGATCAAGAAGGCCAATGAGGATGCGCTGAAGCTAAGCGCTTTCAAGACTGCGCAGGCCTCTGGCACACAAACAGCCATCAACGGCTATGCACAGGAGCTGGCGGGAATTGGGATGGGCGACAAAGCCCGTGACCGGATGCGTGCCGATCTGGCCGTACGGCAGAAGTATGTCGAGGATGTAAAAGCCCTCAACGAACAGCGAAATACTGGTCAGATCACCCCTGAGCTCTATGCCAGGCAGACAGAAGTTTTACAGGAAGAGCTGAGCAAGCAGCTGTTCGCCCAGCAGCTCTACTACGAGCAGGTTGATGAGCTACAGACCAACTGGGTGCTGGGTGCTCAGGAAGCCTGGCAGAACTACGCTGACGCGGCCACCAACTACTCCGCAATTGCAGCCGATGCTACCGCGTCTACTCTTGGCAGCGCCCGCAGTGAACTGGGAGCATTCTTCACCGATATGGCCACCGGATCCAAGGACGCCGGCGACGCATTGGCGGACATGGTGACTGGTTTCGGAAAGTCAGTGATATCGACCTTGGCTGATATGGCGGCTCAGTGGCTGATCTACCAGGCGGTGCAGCTTGTGGTCGGTAAAACCACTCAGTCATCTGCAAGCCTTGGCATGGTAGCTAATGCCCAGGCGACGGCCTTCCAAGCGCAACTGGCTGCATATGCATCTACCGCAGCCATCCCTATTTACGGGCCAGCTCTGGCGCCTGCTGCAGCGCTCACGGCGGCAGCTGCTACAGCCCCCATGGTTGCCGGGGTAGCCTCAACCTCAGCGATGGCAGGTGCGGGCTTCATGGATGGCGGCTACACAGGCCACGGTCGCAGGGATGAAGTCGCCGGCCCTGTTCACCGTGGGGAATACGTTTTCGATGCCGAGGCCACTGCCAGGATTGGTGTTGGCAATCTGGAAGCCCTTAGCGATGGGCGGATTGGAATGATCGGTCGAGGTTCGTCAGCTTCTGCTGGCGCAGAGCGCGCGCAGAGCGGTGCGCAGATCATCATCAACTCACCAATCAACGTCCAGGCCCAGCAAGGAGTAAGTGAAGAGCAGGCGAGGCGTCAGGGTGAAGGTCTGCGAGAGGGCTTCGAAGGTGTCGTGCGTGATGTGCTGTATCGGGAAACCCAGCAGGGCGGCCTTCTTTGGAGAAAGTGATGACAGAGATCTTCAGCTTTGACGTTGAGGCCGAAGTTGACGGCGAGGTCAAGCAGAACACCTGGGAGAACAACTTCGGTGACGGGTTTGTCCAGGCAGGTGGCGTCGGCATCAACACCAAGACTCAGTCTTGGAGCTTATCCCACACAGGCCTACTGGTTGAGGGTGAAGAGGCCTTTGAGATCCGCAAATTCCTGGACCGCCATGAGGGCTATCGCACCTGCTACTGGACGCCGCCCGGTGGTGTGCAGGGTCGGTACAGGGCTAAAGGCTACAAAATCAGAGCCCGTGGCGCTCCCAACCTGGTGACCATCAGCTGGACTTTCGATCAGCGATTTACCCCCTATTGACCCCGCGCTTGCGGGGTTTTCTCTTTCAGAGGCCCCATGACTTTCGAATCCGATATCCAAAAGCTTGAGCCTGGTAACCAGATCCGACTCTACGAGGTGGACGCGACCCGACTGGGCGGGAACATCATGCGCTTTCATGGGCATGCTCAGGAGGCCGATATCATCTGGCAGGGCCAGCTCTATTCGGCCATGCAGATTGAGGCCAAGGGCTTCGACATTCGCGGCGATGGCCGGCCTGCCACCCCGACCCTGCAGATGGCCAACGAGATAGCTGGTGTGCGTGGCGCGGTCACAGCGCTGTGCTTGGCGCTCAAAGACCTGGTGGGCTCCAAGGTCAGGGTCATCGAGACCTTTCGCCACTTCCTGGATGCGGTGAACTTCCCGGACGGAAACCCTGATGCGTCCAACCAGGCCCGGGAAAACCTCTGGTACATCGAGCAGAAGACCGACGAGAACCGCCAGCAGGTGACCTTCCAGATGTCCAGCCCTTTGGACATGGGCGGCGTCATGCTGCCGGCCCAGCAGATCACCAAGCTATGCCGCTGGGCCTGTCGTGGGCAGTACCGGGGCGAGGCCTGCGCCTATACCGGCGCTGCCATGTACACCAAGCAGGACGAACCCACTGACAACCCGGCGCTCGACCGCTGCCCGGGGCGCTGGAAGAGCTGCAAGCTTCGCGGCAACACACGCCGCTTCGGCGGCTCCATGGGCGCAAGTCTGATCGTCAGCTCGAGGTGATCAATGCGTATCAACCAGTCATTGCAGGCCGCGATCCGCGAGCATGCCGAACGCGCGTACCCGGCCGAAGCCTGCGGGGTGCTTATCAAGACCGACCAGGGCCGGACCTATGTGCCGTGCCGCAACCTGGCGAAAACCCCGCGGGAAAACTTCCGCCTTCACCATGAGGACTTGGCAGACGCCGAGGATAAGGGCGAGCTGCTGGCGATCGTGCACAGCCATCCTGATGCTGCGCCTACGCCTAGCATGGCAGACCGGGTGAGCTGTGAACTGCATGAGGTGCCCTGGGGGATCGTCGGCTGGCCAGGTGGTGACATGCAATGGTTCAAGCCATCCGGCTACCAAGCCCCGCTACTGGGTCGCGAGTTCGCCCATGGCCTGCTGGATTGCTGGGCCGCCTGTCGCGACTGGTATGCCCGGGAGGCCGGGCTGATGCTGCCCAACTTCGAGCGCGACGACCTCTGGTGGGAGCAGGAAGACGGGCCAAGCCTGTATGAGGCCAACTTTGCTGCAACCGGCTTCTACCAGGTGGATGAGCCCCTGCGCGGTGACATGCTGGTCTTCATGGTGCCATCGCCAGGCCGGCCCTGCTTTCACCCTAATCATGCGGCCATTTACCTCGGCAGCCAGCCGGAGCTGACCAGCGAGCCGGCCGCGCGCCTGGGCGGCAGTGGGCCCTTCATCTACCACCACATGGCCGGCAGGGCCTCCACGCGGGAAGTCTACGGCTGGTCAATGGCCAACCGCTGCCGGCTGATTCTGCGGCACAAGGACTTTCAACCATGAAGCGCAAGGTGAAGCTGTACGGGGTGCTGCGCAAGCACTTCGGGCGTGAGTATGAATTGGATGTAAACAGTACGCGCGATGCCATCCAGGCGTTGTGCAACATGGTGCCCGGCTTCGAAAAGTTTCTGACCACAGGCGAGGAGCGGGGGCTGGTGTTCACCGTATTCTCCGGCACCCGCAACCTGTCAGCCGATGACTTGGACATGATGGGCGACGACGCCGGGGACATCCGAATCGCCCCGATCATTCAGGGCAGCAAGCAGGCCGGGTTGTTCACCACCATCATCGGCGTTGTGCTCATCGTGGCTGGCTACTTCACCTTCGGTACCACCTCCGCCTATGGCGTGGCGATGATCGCTGGCGGTGCCGCGATGGCTGCAACTGGTGTTGTGCAGATGCTGTCGCCCACGCCGACAACTGGCAGCCTCGATCGTAATGAGGACGGCAACAACCCCAGCTACGGATTTGGCGGTGCAGTCACAACGATTGCCCAGGGCAATCCCTACCCAGTGCTGTACGGCGAGCGCGAGATCGGCGGAGCCGTAGAGTCGGGGGGAATCTACCCGCAAGACCGGCTGTGAATATTAGCAACACACGACCCGCTTCGGCGGGTTTTTTTGTTTGTGGAGACTGGAATGGTCCAAGTATCGAAGCGCGCCCCGCAGCAGTCCCGCGCAGCACGTAAGCACCAGGTTGTGGGCAGCAAGGGTGGGGAGAAGAAGCAGAAGCAGCCCAGCATCGCTTCCAACAGCGTTCCGTCCATCGCCGTCGCCCGCCTGCTGTACCTGTGGAGCTGGGGCCCCATTGTAGGGCCGGTCAATGGACTGCGCTCCGTCAAGCTCGATGGCACTCAGGTCATGGCCGACGACGGCACCATGAACTACCCGGGCGTGAAATGGCAGTTTCGCTCAGGTGAGTTGAACCAGGAGCGGATGACTGGCATCACCGAGTCGAGCAACGAGATTGCTGTTGGCCAGTTGCTGCTGACCACCGCGCCCTACGTGCACACCATCAGCAACCCCATGCTGGATGCCGTGCGTTTGCGTTTCTCCTGGCCACAGCTGCAGCGCCAGGACCAGAGCGGCAACATTGATGGTGTGCGCATCGAGTATGCGATAGACGTTTCGACTGACAACGGCCCCTTCCAGCAAGTGCTGGCGTCCGAGGTCAACCGCAAGAACGTCACCAAGTACGAACGCTCGCACCGGATCGAACTCCCCGCCGGTTCTCGCTGGACGGTCCGTGCCCGTCGTATCACCCCCGAGGCCAACAGCTCGCTGACCCAAGATGGGATGTACGTTGAAGCGCTGTCGGAGGTGGTCGACAGCGACCAAGAATACCCGCTGACCGCTGTCAGCTGCGTGGAGTACGACGCCGAGCAGTTCGGCGGCGATATCGCCAAGATCGCCGTGCTGATGCGCGGGCGCATTGTGCGCGTACCTGCCAACTACAACGCGGAGACTCGCACTTACGCCACCAGCGGTGCTGGCACCACCAACGGGGTCTGGGATGGCACCTTCAAGGAGGCCTATACCAACAACCCGGCCTGGGTCTTCTATGACCTGGTGCTGCACCCTTACTACGGCCTGGGAGATCGCATTGATCCGAGCATGATCAATCGCTGGTCGCTGTACCGCATCGGGCAGTATTGCGACCAATTGGTGCCAGACGGCATGGGCGGCCAAGAACCGCGCTTCACCTGTAACCTGTACCTGCAGAAGCAGGCCGAGGCCTGGGCGGTGATTCAGGACCTGGCAGCCATCTTCCATGGCCTGGCCTTCTGGGACGGTAGCCATATCACCGTGAACGCAGATCTGCCGCAGGACCCGGTCTACAACTACACCCTGTCACAGATCCTCGACGACGGCGCAGTCAAGTACACCGGCAGCAAGCTGCGCGAGCGGCATAGCCAGGCCATGGTGTCGTTCGATGACCCGGCGCGGGGGTATGACACCGACAAGGAGCCCGTTTTCGACGAGGACGCGATCGCTGAATATGGGGTCCGCGAGATCTCCGTAGAGGCGGTGGGGTGCACCTCGCGTGGCCAGGCCCAACGCGCTGGCCAGTGGGCTTTGATGACCGAGCAGCTGCAACTCAGGGGGGCAACGTTCCGCGTCGGCCTTGATGGATACATTCCCAAGCCCGGCAAAGTCATCACCCTGTCTGATCCGATGCTGGCTGGCCGTGGGAACGGTGGGCGCATCGCGGCCGTGAATGGCCGCATTGTGACCGTGGACCGTGACGTAGAGGTGCCCACGGGTGCACGCCTGCTGGTCAACCTCCCGAGCGGAAAGGCTGAGGCCCGTGTCATTCGGTCCGTAGCGGGTCGGCAGATCACGGTAGTAGCCGAGTTCAGCGAAGCGCCGCAGCCTGAATGTGCCTGGGTGCTGGACTTCGACGACCTCAAGGTCATGCAATTCTACGTCCGCAACATCACCCGGCCGGAGTGGCACCAGTTCCAGCTGGAGTGCATCCAGTATGAGCCAGGGAAATTCGACGCTATCGATTTCGGTACCATCATCGATGACCGGCCCATCAGCGTGCTTCCCCCGGGCGTGCAAGATGCACCCGCGCGCGTGCTGATCGGCAGCCACTCCGCTGTGGACCAGGGCATTGCGGTCACCACCATGACCATCTCCTGGGATGCGGCACCGGGTGCTGTGGCCTACGACGTTGAATGGCGCTGGGGTTCGCGTGACTGGGTGAGGATGCCGAGAACGGGTCAACTCACCGCTGATGTTCGTGGGGTCTACGCGGGTCAGTACTTGGCCCGCGTGCGCGCCGTCAGCGCCATGGACGCGTCCTCAATCCCGACCACCTCAGTGCTGACGGAAGTTGCCGGCAAAACAACGCCACCGCCGGCGGTGACCTTCCTGCGCGCTGAAAGCTTGATCTTCGGGATCAAGGTCACCATCGGTTACCCAGCTGGTGCCAGCGATACGCAGCGTGCAGAACTGTGGTACGGGCCGGGCTCAGACCTGGCCGCAGCCACGAAACTGACGGATCTGGCCTACCCCCAGGCAGACCACACCCTGCAGGGGTTGCGTGCTGGCCAGACGTTCTACTTCTGGGCGCGCCTGGTCGATCGCTCTGGCAACATCGGCCCTTGGTTCCCGGTCGATGCGCCAGGGATTAAAGGCCAGGCCAGCGCCGATGCCAGTCCTATCCTGGAGCAGATTGCCAAGCAGATCGGCGAAAGCGAGCTCGGCAAGGAGCTCACTAGCAAGATCGAGAAGATTGCGCTCGTTGACGGCAACGGCCCGGGTTCGGTGAACGAGCGCGTTGGAGCCGCCAAGACCGAGCTGGCCAAGCAGATCAGCGAAGTGAATAACGCCCTTGGCACCGTGAAGGGCAATCTCGAGCAGCAAATCACGGCCGTCAGCGCGGACGTTTCCGCCGCCAAGACCGAGCTGCAGCAGCAGATTGCGAACGTCTCGGCCCTGGCCGGCTCCCTGCCATACCGCAAGGACAAGGCCTACAGCGTGGGCCAAAGCGCCTTGGGCAGCGACGGCAAGTTGTACCAGGCCCTGAAGGCCGTGCCGCTGAACACGCCACCGCCGAACGCCACCTACTGGACCGATGTTGGCCAGGCGGTGGTGACTGCCAACGGCATGGCTGCGCGCGTTTCCAAGGTCGAGGCCGATGTATCGACGCTCGATGGCAAGATAACCGCCCAGGCGTCGCAGATCAGCGGGCTGCAATCGAGCCTGACCACCACCAATGGCAACGTCTCGGCTGCCCAGCAGGCTGCTCAGGATGCGGCCACGCTGGCGGGCGGGAAGGGCAAGGTCATTGTTCAATCGGCAGCGCCTGCTGTTGCTGATCGTCTGGCGCAGAACCTGTGGATCGATACCACCAGCAATGCCAACACGCCGAAGCGCTGGAGCGGCTCGGCGTGGGTCGCTGTGACGGACAAGGTGGCCACCGATGCAGCAGCTGCTGCCGCTGGCGCACTGGCTCTGGCCCAGACCAAAGCCGATGCCTCGGTAGTCAGCAGCCTGACCACCCGCGTCAGCGATGCGGAGGGCAAGCTCACGTCGCAAGCCACCAAGTTGGACGGCATGCAGACCAGCATCGACGGCAAGGCCAGCTCGCAGGCGCTGCAACAGGTCACCAGCCGAGTTACAGCGACCGAAGACAAGGACAAGGCCCAAGATCAGCTCATCAGCTCGCAAAGTCAGGCGCTTACCTCGCTGACCGACAGCGTGAGCAAGAAGGCCGACGCCTCAACGGTCCAGGCCCTGAGCAACGAGGTGAAGACTCAGGGGCAGAACCAGACCGCCCAGGGCCAGGCACTGACCCGGATAGACACCAAGCTGCTGGCCAGTCAGGACAACTCGCCGACAAAGGTTTACCAGAGCGTGTTTTCGGACATGGCTCAGGATCAATGGGTGTCGACCAATTCGGGTGCAGGTTCCTCAGCATCGTTCGGTACGCCCACTGGCATCACGCGGGGCGCGGCTCTGATCTTGGACGGCGGCTCCGGCAACCGGACTTGGTGGGGCGCTTCGACCCGCAAGATTCGCTTCGACTCGACGCGCCTCTACAAGCTGACCATTCGAGTGCAACAGGTCGCCATGGGTACCGGCTCGCCCGGCACCTACGCAGGCCTTGATTGCTACGCGGAAGACGGCAAAACCCGCGTCAGCACCCTGGGCACGGGCTCGGTCGGGTCCTCTCACTACGTTCTGCTGAGCAACAGGAAGCTCGGCCAGGGTGAATGGGCTACTGCCGAGGTGTATGTGAAGGGCCATACAACTGGCTCGGAGGGCGGGGCAGCTGGTGCTGGGACGCTGGCAGACCCCAAGCGGCTCAAGGAAGGTGCTGCCTGGTTCTCGCCCATGATCATCGCCGGTTACTCGGACGTGGGCGGTCAGGTCGTTGTCGATTATTTCGACATCGAGGACGCCACCGAGCAGGCGCAGATCGACGCAGGCGCCACGGCCACGTCAGCCATTGGTGCGCGGGTTGAGCGAACGGAGCAGGGACTGAGCTCGCAATCCGGAGCCATCACCGTACTCATCAACACGCTGAATGCAACCAATCAGGAGGTGGCCAAGAAAGCCGAATCATCTGCAGTCCAGTCGCTTAATAACGTCGTATCACAGCAGGGCGCTGCGATCACCGCCAACGGTCAGGCCTTGACAGGCATCAATGCAAGCCTGAACAACTTGGGCGCCAGTGGCGTCAACCTGGTCCCTGCCGAGTACTGTGCGTTCACAAAAGACTTGCCGCCCATGTACTCCAACGGTGGCGTCAACGTCACTACAGTGGCTGATCCCCAAGCCCTCAAAGGCTATGCATTGAGGGTTGATAGCCGCGCAGCAGACTCTCACACCTTCGGTCTGAACACTGGCTTCAATGCGCCTGGTTGCAACATGGACTTCAAGCCAGGAAAGTACCTGGTGTCCTTCTATGCCAGGACGGAGACGGCTGGCCATATGGTGGGGGCCTACGCCCGCGTGTTGCTCGCGGACGGGACATCTTTCAAGACGTCGAACGCGCCTACCTTCGCGTTGACGACCTCGTGGGCCAGGTACTCAGGGGTCATTGACCTGACAGACTCAGCCTACACCGGCACGCAGATGCAGCTGGCCATTCAGGGCAACCGCTCTGGGGTGGCCAACCGCATCAGCTACTTCGACCGATTCATGTTCGAAGCAGTGGTCAACGAGCAGAAGGCGCCGTCTACGTTCAGCATGGGCACCAGCTTCGACCAGGCCCAGGCGAACGCCCTGGCTAACACAGCCCTGACGGGTCGAGTGGAGCGGGCCGAAAGCGGGGTGACCAGTGTTTCCGGTCAGCTGACCGAGCTGAACAACAGCATCGGCGATGTCGGCGCGGAGAACTTGGTCTTCAACCCATCGTTCGAACGGGTCGACCCGGGCACGCCAGGAATGGCGGACGGCTGGTGGTATGACGGCACCGGCAGTACGACTCGAGTCCCGAGTCTGGTGCCGTCCTCGCTGGCATCGGGCACGGCCCAGCGACTAGACGTGACCGGCCTGACGTCGACCACCTGGGCCCGGTTCTACGTAAAGTCGCAGTTCCGGTTTAAGCCAGTGCCGGGCAAGACCTACACGGCATCGGTCTATATGCGCGGCACGGCGGGGCTGCGTATTTTGCCGCAGGCCTATGGAACCAATGAGGCAGGTGCCGGTACCGAGAGCTGGGCAGGGGCTCGCACAGATGCAACAGACGGCTGGGTGCGGCTGACTGTGACCTTCACGCCCGGCGCCGCTACGACCAAGATTTACGCAGCGGTCGTGGTGTACGGCGGTGGTTCGGCCAGCAGCGGCTTCATTGAGGCCGACCGCTATCAAATCGAGGAGGGTGTACGGGCAACGGGTTGGCGGGACAATGGCCAGGTCAACAGCTTTGAGAGCTCGGCTTTGTCGTCCGCCGTGACTGGACTGTCATCAACGGTCTCGCAACAGGGCTCGACCCTGTCGAGCGTCAGCAGCAAGACGACCAACCTGGAGAACGCTGTCAACAGCACCTCCAGCGGTTTGCCTTCCAAAGCCAGCACCAGCGCGCTCCAGTCCTTGACCGGTCGCGTGACAGCGGCGGAGGGCGGCTTGACCGCTGCCAATTCCAGCATTACGCGGATCGGCAGCCAGGTCGAGGCTATCGGCGGGTCAGGGTCCAACTTGGTGCCGGCCGAATTCTCGACATTCACTGCAACATTACCGTCATTCCGCGCAGCTGCAGGCGGCGACATGACCTTGAGTTCGGAAGCAGATGCTGCGGGCTACACGGGGTATCTACTCAAGGCCGATGTTAAAAATGGCCAGGGTTGGCTGTGGCTAGCTGCGGACGCAAATGACTACAACTTGAGAATGCAGCCCTCGAAGAAATACATATTCTCGATGTTGGCCAAGGGCAGTGCCTCGCATAATGTTGCAGTTAGGCTTCGTTATAAAAACACTAGTAACGGCATCACGGAAGTCCAATTAGGTCTTGTCGCTGTAGATACTGACCTGAAGCGCTATAGCGTTGACTTCATTACACCAGTGGGTTTGGCTGACGCGGCAACCATTGTCCTGTTCAGTCAAAATACCGTTGCCGTGGGCGTTACCTACTTCGACCAGTTCATGGTCGAGCAGAGGATAGGAGAGTCCACGGCACCGTCATCCTTCACACCCGGCAGTTCCACACGCCAGGCTGCTGGCCAGGCGCTTGCGGTATCAGCGCTGGATACCAAGGTCACGCAGCAGGGTGCCAAGATCGAGTCGGAGGCCAAGCGCACGGACGGGCTGTACACGTCAGTGGGCAACGCCAATTCAGCGATTCAGGATGAAACGACTGCTCGCGCCAGTGCCGACTCAGCCCTGAGCACTCGAATCAACACCGCCCAGGCGAAAGCCAATGAAGCGGCGGCGGCTGTCCAGAGTGAGGTTCAAGCGCGGGCCGATGCCGATGGCGCTCTGTCCAAGCGCGTCGACACGGCCCAGGCAACGGCGGGTAACGCCAACGCTGCTGTTCAGCAGGTCGCTACAGCGCAGTCCGACATGAAAGGGATGCTCAACGCCCAGTACACCATGCGTGTGCAGATCAATAACCAATATGGAGTGCACCACTGGGGCGGGTTTGGTATTGGCATCAAGGAGCAAGGTGGGATAGTCCAATCTGCTTTTGTGATCTACTCGGACCAGTTGATACTGCTCAACGCCAACGGGGGAGGGCTCTCGTCGCCATTCTCTGTGGTGGGCGGGCAGACCTTCATTTCCGACGCTTACATTCGGAACGCGAGTATTGGTACCGCCAAGATCGCCAACGGTGCCATTGCCAACGCCCAGATCCAAGACGCGGCCATCACCAACTCGAAGATCGGCAACCTGCAGGTGGACACGCTCAAGATCGGCAACGAGGCAGTGACCATCCCCCGGTACGCTGGCTATGCCCCTCGCTTCAACTGCAACGGAAGTTGGCAGACGCCATTGACCATCACGTTCTACATGCCTCAGCCAGGCATGGTTTACATCAACTACTGCGCAACGTTCCTATCGAACGGTACCCAGTTCTATCAGTACCGCCTGGTCCTGGATGGAAACATGATCGCTGAATCTGTTGCGAACTGGTCGGACAGTTCCATCACCCTGGCCTCTGGTCAGTACGTGGGAGCAGGCCAGCACACGGTCGATTTCTCGATCCTGGGGGCGGTGGGCGTGGTGCTTTCCTATCAGAACCTTATGGTGCAAGGAATCATGAGATGACCCAGTCACCCCCTGCCGGGGAGGTAGTGCTCTACAACGAGCGCGGAGAAATCCGTATGCGGGGCTACATGTCCCAGCTCGAGGCGGAGCTCAACGCGAAGCGAACAGGATTCTCCTATCTGTTCGCCCGGGCCAGCGAGCTCGAGCAGTTCGTAAGCGCGGGCAAGATCGTGCCTCGACCCAAGATGGCACTGCAGCTGGTTGGCATGACCCTTAAAGGCGTGCCCGCCAAAGCCGTGCTCAACATTGAGGGCGTGGAGTACACCGCCGACGGCAGCGACATCGAGTTGGGCTTCAGCCTGCCCGGCGAGTATGAGGTCGTGATCGACCTGTGGCCTTACCAGAGCGAGGTATTGAGCGTTGAAAATCGAGCACAAAAGTGACCATGCCAAAGCCCGGGCCACTGACTACCCGGCGATCGAGGAACAGCTGGACATGCTTTGGCACGCGATGGACCAAGGAACAATGCCCAAGGCCGAGCCGTTCTATTCCACGATCCAACGAGTAAAGCAGCAGTACCCCAAGACCTGACGGTCAATTACCCAACAAGCCCGCCACGCGCGGGCATTTTTTTGCCTGGAGATAACCATGCCCTACGTAGCCATCAACCTGACCAACGATTACGACCCTGACAACAAGACCCGCTTCACCACCCTGGAACAGGCCAAGGAGCGTATCCAAGCCGGCCTGCTCCAGTTCCCCAGCCACCGGTTTGTCACTGCCGAGCTCCTCGAGGAGTTCACCGCCGAGGTCGTGATCACTGGCAGCGAGCCAGCGAAGCCCGACCCTGTTCCGGACGAGAGCGACGAGGCTTGAGCCCGACGCTTCACCATACAGCTCGCTCGGTGAGGGCTTTTTTGCCTGTCGAGTCACTTTCCAAACCGCCTCATGCGCGAGTGGCGGTGCCTCTCATTTCTTGCCGATTTGAAACTTCAGCTTATCGGTGGGCCACCAGTTGAAAGACGGGGGTGGCTCATAGCAGCCTGGCTGGTTAGCGGGCGAAGCATCACACCGAACGGTGTATCCCTTCGAGCCTACCTCCGTGGTGTCGTCGCTGGAGCTGTAGTGAGAGCAACCCGCCAGCGCTGTGAATATGAGTAATGCAGCAACACGCTTCATAAGAAATTCCTTCCACAGATTGCACCATCGTATCGCTTAGCAGTGGCGGGTGGGGGAACAACTCCGCTCATCGACGCCTGCTTTGTTCGGCGTTGCTAGGCTCACTGTATCTGAGGTCGTCGTGCTTTCGTGACGTAGAACTCAGAGAACACCAGTGATTCAAGAAAGCGAGTCGAGCAGCTTGTTGAGGATCCCTTCCTGATACTGCCGGTTGTAGCAGCCCGGTTGATTCGGAGGAGTGTCATCGCACGCAATCTCATGCTTGTTGGTGGTGCTCCCGTAGGTGCTGTTGGAGAAGTGGGAGCAACCAGTAAGCAGCCAGCTGAACAGCGCTAGTGCAAAAAATCCTTTTTTCATACCCAGTCTCGCGTATCGGATGATGCAGATTGGACGCCCGTGCAACCAATAAGGCACATCCAAGCCCGCTCAGCGGGGGCTTTTTTCGTCCGGAGAAAACCTATGACTACACCCTGCGGTGCCCGCAACAACCCAGGGAGCCGATCAAAACCCGTGCAACGCCTGGCAAAATCAGATCGACAAGGAGCCGAACGGCCGATTCGCCATCTTCGACACGCCAGAGAACGGAATCCGCGCTCTGGGCAAGCTGCTGATCAACTTCCGATGCAGGAACGCCATACCCAGTGTGGGCGGAAACGGGATCGACGCTCTCTGATTTCGCCACCAATGGTGCGATTTCCGAAGTTGGCAGTCGCCTCGACACTGATTGGTATTATTAGCTCAGGCGTACCGGTATCATCCACGCTGGGGCATCAGGACCAGCGAGAGGCGTAAGGCAGCAATGGGTTTTTTGAGATTTGTACTGGCAGCTTTGGTGGTTCTCAGTCACATGGGTTACACAGTCAATGGGTTCAACCCTGGTGTATGGGCAGTAGTTGTGTTTTATCTGCTCGCTGGTCATGTGGTTGCGAGGCTTTGGTCCCAAAGGCCCTTTGAGGGAACACTTGATTCGGTCCTATGGTTTTACAAGGACCGAGCGCTGCGAATTTTCCCACTCTATTTCGCAGCCTTAGTTTTTGGTGTGTTGGTGTGGTGGCTTGGTGCTAAAAGTTACTTCTTAAGTCTTAATCCTGGGTTGCTCCATTGGGTGAGCAACATTACCGTGATCCCGCTTAGCTACTACATGTGGAATGGGATAGACAAGTTTACGATATTGCCCCCGACTTGGTCTTTGGGCGTGGAGCTGCAGTTTTACCTGCTGGTGCCACTGCTATTGCTAAGTCACAGGGTGGCTTTTATGGCCAGCGCTATCAGTGTTGCGATTTTTACTGCTGCGCAAGTCGGTTGGCTTAACACGGATGTATTTGGGTATAGGCTGCTCTTAGGTGTGCTCTTCATATTCCTTACCGGCGCCGTCGTTGAGTGTGGCTCAAAATCGGCGAAACATGCTGTAATTTTTGCTTGTGTCGCCATGCTTGTTTATGTGCTCGTACTGTGGGGTTTAGGGGTTCGGCGAAGTTATGATGCCGAGGTTGCTCTGGGATACGTAGTAGGGGTCCCGTTAGTTGCTGTTCTTTCTAAAGTAAAATTTGCCGGGCGCTTAAATGTCGCGCAGCGCCATGCGGGTAATGTTTCTTACGGTCTTTTCCTATTCCATTTCCCCTTGATCTGGTTATCGGAAATGTTTGCCGTCCCCTCAGCGTTGAAGGTCTTATTCGTGATGATGTTCTCAGTAGGCTTGGCGGTAGTATGCCATCACTACATAGAGCTGCCGCTTTGGAAGCGGTTCCGCAGCTTTGTAACTCGATCTCCATCAGTGTCTTATTCAAGTTAATCGCATCAGCCCAACTCAGAGCCCGCAAAATCGCGGGCTTTTTTTCGACTGGAGAAAAGCATGGCTAAACTCACCGAATCCCAGGCCGGAGGTGCAAACGTGCTCCGGTTTCTGGACCTGATCGCCTTTTCGGAAGGCACATCTATCATCAAGGCTAGTGATGACGGCTACAACGTTTTGTACGGCGGCGGCCTGTTCCAGGGATATGCCGACCATCCCCGACGCAAACTGACGTTTCCCATCAATGGCAAGAATGTAACCAGCACTGCTGCCGGGCGGTACCAGCTGCTCGAGCGTTACTGGGATGCATACCGGGTCAGCCTGCGCCTATCCGGGGGCTTCACCCCTGCGAACCAGGATCGCATAGCTCTTCAGCAGATCCGGGAGCGGCGCGCGCTGGATGACATAAAGGCTGGGCAAATTCAGCAAGCGATCGCCAAGTGCTCGAACATCTGGGCGAGCTTCCCGGGCAGCACCTATGGGCAGAACCCGCATCGCCTGGAGAAGCTCATGGGTAAATGGGTAGAGATGGGCGGGTCGTTGTCATGAACTGGCTGGCCGCTGTGCCTGCCTGGTGCTGGTGGCTGATCGCTCTGGTGCTGGTAGCCGGCGGCCAGCAGTGCCGGGTCGTGGTCGCCCAAGGCGAGGTGTCCGACGCCCGCACCGAACTTACCGACTACCGCCTGGAGGTCGCCGAAAACAGCCGACGCGCCGCCGCCGAGGCCCGCACCGAAGAACAACGCCGCCAGAAAGCGGCAGACGAGGAGGGTGAGCATGCACGCAAGAAACTGGAGGAGGTCACTGGCCGCGCCACTGCTGCTGAGTCTGCCGCTGGCGGGCTGCGCGGGGAAATCGCCAGACTGCGCGCCGGCCGATCTGCAACCTGCGGTACCATCGCTGCCCAGCAGCGCCAGGCAGGAACCTCTGCCGTCGTGGTGCTTGGGGGATTGCTTGAAGACGCTGACCGAATGGCGGGAAGCCTCGCGACAGCGCTTGAGCGAAGCCGAGTAGCGGGCCTGGCGTGCGAGTCTGTCTATAATGCACTGACCAAATAAGGGTATCCCCGATGGACAAGGATGAATTTGCCGCTGCCGTTGAGGCAGGCGAACCGCTTATCGCGCAGTCGATGGAAGCTCTCAAGCGGTACTGGGAGGCCAGGGACTATGGCGCTTCTGCCGAGGAGGTAGAGCGTCTAAGACTCCATTCCGAGTCGTTGGCCCAAGCGGTTTCCGACTACCAGCTTCGCACCGTCACAAAGCTGATGGGCAGCAAGTTGCCTCCGTTGCACTAGCGCATCCCGCTTGTCGGCAGTTGCCCGCCCCATTGCAGGCCACTACCATACTGTTCATTCATACAGTATGGAGGCCCCGTCAATGAATACCGCCCTTGACTTCGAAATCGACGACATGCCCCAGCTCAGCCTTGACGATCTGATGCAGGTGCGTGCGCCCTGGACCTACCTGGTCAAGATCGAAGGCGAGAGCATGCAGGGTATTGGAATGTATTCCGGCGACCTACTGGTCGTTGATCGAAGCGTCGAGGCCAAGCACGGCGACATCGTGATCGCGGCTGTGAACGGCGAACCGGTCTGCAAGCGCATGTGCCATGAGCACGGTGTGCTGGTCTTACGGTCGGAGAACCCAAAGTACCCGTCGCGGTACATCATGGAGGGCGACACGTTCGAGGTGTGGGGTGTCGTCCGGTTCAGCGTCCGGGATCACGACCGTGTATCAGGGTAGGGGTAGGATTCGGCAGAACGCCGGAGGAGGGTGACCAGGCTGTCTAATACTGGCGTGAGGCACCGCGCTTTTACTAGGCGAAACCCGCTGAAAATGAGGATAGGGTATTAGACAGCCATGGTTTGGGCGCCGCAGATTGTGCGGCTTGAGGCGGAGATCTTCCAGTACTGCTGCAATACTGGGGCGTTGAAATCTCATTTTGCGAATGATCTGCCAGAGCCAGTATCGCTCTCGCCTTACGTCTTGTGCGGGCATCGTACATTGAGTGAATCGCGAAAATCATCATCGAGGTCGTTACCACTTGCACTGCAAACCGCCATTTCACGACGCACACACCGACTACTACTGGCGGTATGTAAAACCTCGGGTCGCTGATCGCGAGAATCAGCCAGATTGACCAGCAGCCTTGATGCTAGCTTGTAAACCAGCGATGCCACGCCGAGCGCAAACATGGGATACCATCCGAAGTGAACGTTGACGACGAGCCTCATGAGGCAGCTCCAAATTTCTCCCCAATTGTATCTCAGTTATGGCTCATCGCTATGAGTGGAAGGCCCTTATCGACTGCCTGGTAAATCGGCTCTAAAACTCAAACAGCGACCCTTGCAGGTACGACCTGTAGACGTGTAGTTTTATCTATGTTTTGGAATCGATTTTGCGCTACAGCGCGCTTGGGATGGGATTATTATTGCACAGTCTTGAAAATCGTTACTCAAAAGCTACGCTTGGTAGCAGCACCTGCTGCGCTAGTCGACTTAGCCTCCTTTTGAAGGACTGATTCTGAAGCTTAGCAGGGGTTCGGAGAGTTCAACGCCGGCCATCCGTGCCCCGTCGCTTTGAGAGCGCCTAGGTATTAACAAGGTCTGGCAATATATCATCCAGCTCCTCGAAATCTTCAAAGTAAAGAAATTCTGGATGTTCGGTTTCGCTCTCATATTCGTCGAAGTGAAACCTGGCATACCAGTCTTCTGCCAGGAATGTATGTGGCCGATGTTTAAGATGAATACAAAGATTTGGAAAGCGCTCAGAAAAATAATGCGCTTGGTCTCTAGTTACAAGCTCGTAAGCGCGGATAATACAGTCACGATAATTTCCTGACATATAGCTGAGCATGCTTTTCATTACATTCATATATAGCGTAGGGGACGGCTCTTGCTTGGTTTTTTTGCAGTACTCCTGATTCTGCCTGTACCACGCATCGACCGGTTTCGATTCTTCATTCAGTAGATATTTCGCCAAGATCCTAAAATATTCATAATGTTGGTTCACCAAGTACTGAATGGTGGTGCTAGACCTTTCGCTATCAAGCTTACGCCGGCACATAAGAACTAATGGGCCCAGCGTATTATATAGCATCAAGCTTTTTTCTATGGAGTTTTCAATGGTGATCCAGTTTTTCTCCATGTGATACTCATACACGAAGCGTCGAATCCCTCGAATGCTGCAGGCATTATAACGCCGAATTTTTATGTTGACTGTTTTTGTCTTTCCAGCAAAAAGGCCCTGCCTATTGAGACTATCGATATTCGCCCAGAAAGAATATTTTGTCTTTAGACAGACAATTACTACAAAAACAGGAACTGGAAGAGAAAGCCAATAGTTCAAAGTTGATCGCTTGATGCCTCTTAATGTAAATTCCCCTTGTTTGAATGTGATTTCTTTCGTGCTCTTGAGCTGGATGGCTGCCATATCGCCACGTAAAAGCCCATCATCTTCGACGATCTCAATATAGAGATCAACGCCGTAATCTCGCTCATTAATCTCACGAATTATCCAGCTCTCAGGAAGTGAGCCTTTAACTATGGTTAGTGAGCGCTTCTCTGATACATGCTGCTTTACTCGTTTTGGCAAATCCAC